ACTGTCACCAGTGAAAGCCGCAATCTTGCCCTTGAGCGGATTGGAGTCGGATGAACCGCCTCCTCCACCAGACCCCTCGACAACTCTGTCCACCTGCACAGTCTGCGCTGTCCTTAATTTGGTGTCGTAGTAGATATTGTTATTCGCACACTCGAACGCTCCGCCTGTTCCTGAGTTGTAGTCCGTATAACTTCCAAGGACGATTGATCCATAAAAGTCGGCGGCAACTCCCGTCTTTTCCACACCGTTGACGATGTATCGGTACGTCTCTCCAACAACTAACAGTTCGGTAAATGTCAGCAGGTTGTAGTCGTTCGACGGCGTAAACGTCTGTTCTGGAACGATATTGACATAGGTCGGACCGCTTGGCTCATCCCCGCCGCCTGTGCCCTCGACCTTTTCGCCTGTCGCAAGATAGAAATACTTACCGCTGGCAACATCTGATTGCACAGCGGTAGTATCACTTAAATCTATTAAAGTAGTTCCATTGTAAACTACTTTATTTTTATATTGATTTGCCATTTTATACTCCTTTTATCCCTTTAATCTTATCCAATTGTTACGGTTACACCACCAGCAGAGTTATCAGACTCACTGTATGGAATTGCATTAACTGTAACTTGAGTAAGATAGTTATATCCTGTGTCAGGAGTAACTGTCTGTGCAGTAGCAGACGGAGTAACCGTTTTAGACTGAGCGTTAACATCTTCTTGTCCACTCATCGTACCCTCAACACCAAGGATTGTTACGCCTTGACGAATATTTGTTGCAATTAATTTAGCCTGTTCAGTTGAACTGATTGAAACTTTACCACTACCATCATGATAACCAATAGGAACAGTATATTCTCCAGATACTGTAGAAATAGTTCCTGTAACCGCACCATTGTTGGGCATTGAACCAGTCAGTGCAGTTCCCCTTGCGTGGGCTGTTTTAGTCGCTAGTATCTCCGCAGCAGTAGCAGTATCTTCACTTGTATCAGAATCATATGTATTTATACCAGTAATAGGTGCACCGCTCTTATCATGGGCGGTTTTGCCACTAGCCAAATCAGAAGCGGTAATAGTATCCGCTGTTAAATCAATAAGTACATCACCATTAAAAATTACTTTACTTTTATATTGATTAGCCATTTTATTTCCTCCTTTTAGCCAAATTCAACATGTCCAGCTATATAAACCGTATTTCCACCACTTAAATTACTCGTTTCATAGTATGGAATTTCTTTTATTATGACATTCTCTGTCATTTTTTTATCTTTAGTTAATAAAACAGTATCCTAAAAAGCTAAAGGTAAAACAGTATAATCTCCTTCATATTTAGGTACTGGTTCCTCTTTACTTAAACGAGAAATATTTCCACTAATTGAAGATTTGGTCATATCTCCTTTAATTTTGCCACTAACTGGAGATTTAGTTATATCTCCTCTAATTTTAACAGGAGAAATTTTTTCTAAAGAATTATTACTCATAATTTCTCCTTTCTTTTTATTCTACCTAAGGCTCTAATATAAATTTTCCTTTTATAAAAGTATCTACATCCCCGTTTTCAAATGTAATTTGAATATCATATACATATTCACCTGAATATAATTTTTTAGTATCTTCAGGTTCTATATGTAATATACATGTTTCAACGGGGATTGGTTTATTAATTAAAACATTAGAGGTTTTATAAGATTTTTTCATAGCAAATCGTAAAGAGTCGTTTGCATTAGGAGTATAAACTTCTCCATCAACCATTATCTAAATTTCTAATTTTAAAGTATCTCCTTTTGTTAAAGTAATTTGCTTAGTTTTATTATTAATTTGATAACTCAATCTTTTACACCTCCTTTATTATATAATCTATAGTCGCATTTTTATCAGAATCCTTAATAAAGCTTAAAAATATTATTTTAACATCTTCAACTTCATAAATTCCTGTTTTCCCAATTTTAATCTAGGTAGGATCATTATTAACAAAATTAATTTTTATTATATCTCCAGGATTAGCCTGAACACCAATCCTGGAAAGAAAACAATTTTTATCTATTGAAGTCTACTAATTAAATTTAGAAGCATTTTTTATATCATTAAATAAGTTTCTATCTTTTGGAAATTTATTATTACTATATATTAAAGCAGTTATTTGTCCTTGAAAACCATTTGCTCCCATTTTAAATACCTCCTTTATTAGACTCTTTTAATAATAATATCGCTGGTCACTGAAGGTATATAAATTTCTTTAGTGATTTCATTAAATACAGAAGATACTAATTCAGTACCTCCCATTCTTATAGAAATATTAGAAGTTGTAGCTCCAGTATCTAATATTCTGTTTTTATAAATACAACCTTGCTTAATCTCTGTCATTTTATTTTTAACTCGTATCGGATTTACAGATTCAGCATCAGGGTAAGTAATAGATAATATATCTCTTTTTTCTGTTAATAAAATACCTCCTGAATCTAAATCTGCGCCATCATTAATTGACCCTATTGCAATATTTTTTGCGGATTCTATTCTGCCTAAAAAATACCAAGAACCTAAAGTGGTAAGACCAGATTCATCATAAGAACCATCTGGATTTAAAACTGGTCTTGGTCTAAATTGATCATAAGCAAAAAAGTCTTTTAAGTTACTATCTTCTCCAGCAGTAACTATTTTTCTTTCTATTGTATTTCCATTCTATCCTACAGCAGCAACAACTCCGTTTGGATAAATTGCATTTAAGCAATCAATTACTAAACTAAGTTGATCTTTAGTATAATTAGTGTATTCTTCTATTCTCTATCTTAAAGCATATAACTCAGCATTGGTTAATTCATCAATAAAATCTTGATGAGTAAAATTCCTCGCCATATTCATAAAATTTAATGGTTTAGATAGATTTCCTAAATTTATCCAATTTTGATTTTTAGGATGCGCAGTATCATAAATACTTTGACCTTCTGTAATTAAAGATGCTGCTTCAGGGCTATTCATTTTTACATATAAATCAAGATTATCTGCAAGAACTACATTAGTTAATAAAGGCAATGTACCTATATTTTTTACAGTATTATCTTGCAATTTATATTGTACCATGTTATCTTCTTTATTATAGAAGATTTCTTTGGGATAATTTAAAGTATATACATTAGGTTCATTTTCATTAGATTTTTGTATTGTTAATGTAGCTGTAACTGGATCATATTCAAATCTACTGATTGTATAAAAATTTCGTGCAACTTCACTTACAGTTCCATCCACATAATATACATTAATTTTATCTCCCTATGCTTTTATACTAGAAACTGCTTTTATAGGGAATAAAGAGTAATCATGATTTCCTATTTGTTGATACAAAAATTCTATTTTTTCAAGGTCTTCTTGAGTAAACTAACTTTGACCAGGGAAGAAATCAATTTTTATTCTTCTTTTTACTTCATTTTCGATATTTTCCGTTACTAAAGCCACATTATAAACTATAATAATTTTACCGGAAGATTCATCTTGAAAAATATTTCTTATAAATTTAAAATTATTAATTAAATTTATTTTAATTCCATCTTCCGCTCCAGCAATAGTATAAGATATATTTCCCTAATTCTCATTATAATCCATACTACGTACAAAAGGAATATATCCTGTTTGAGCTTCATTCTCTCCATTTACTATAGTATTAAAGACAACTTTATAATATCCTGCATTAGCACTTAATTCTCCATGGTCATCAATACCAGGATCAAACTATATTCTTTCTACATGTTTAAATGGAAAAACTTTATCCTCGCTATTTGTAAAAGAAAAGGTTATTTTACCATCTCTATAATCAATATCTTCTATTTGGTTAAAATCGCCTAAGAAGTAATATTTCTTCTATCCTGTTTGTTTATTATTATAATTATAAATTTCATATACTAGAATTTGTTTATCTTTTAGTAAAGTTGAAAGTTTACTTAAATTATTTTGACCATTTTCTTGGATTTGTTCATCCGTAAATCCATAACGATCTTTAAAGAAATCATAATTAACTGTATTACCACCTAAAAGTTCTTCCTCTGTATATGTTCCATTATTATTTATAACAACATAAAGAGCAGTTTTCTGATTTGAATTAGAAGCCTATTGATAGGTATTAAAAGTTGTAACTTTTAAGTTTCTAATTGTATCACCTTTTATTCCTCTTGGAATATCTAAATGCCATTTATTATAATATGGATGAGTTTCATCATCAACACGATGAACATTTGACATATCTGCAATATCACCATTAGTATCATATGGCTCTACCTATGAGGTCTACATCTAAGTTACTAGGTAAGGAAATTTAAAACCAATAAAAGCCTAAGTATCATCTCCAAACTAATCATTTCGAATAGATACGCAGCACCATTCAATAGAATCATGGAACTCATTTCCTTCTTTACCTGGAATTAATCCAGGATTAATATTATCTGGACTATATAACCCCTTACTTCGTCTTTCTTCAAAGGTTGACTCTGCCATTTCTTCAACTTCATCATATGCCTTCATAGTTAATAACGGGGCTTTACCAGCAGGTCCAATAATACATCCTATATATTCAGCACCATGAGCTTCTACTGTATCTGGATCTTTTTCAAAAAAATCTCCCTCTAATAAATGCTCATAATGTTCTTTAGTTACTTCTGAATAAATAGTAGTATTTTCATTTTCATCTTTATTTTTTAATAAATATGCTTCGATTTTTCTATCACTATTATAATCATACCCTCTTCTAAAAATTTTTCCATTATCAGGATGATTTTTTCTAGGATTATTTATCATAACATATTCATCAAAAGCAACATCTTTAAAACTGTTACCATTTTTAAAATCTTCTGTCATAGAAGGAATATCTAAATAATTTTTTACAATAACAAAAGAGGCTCCACGTCTGCCTCCATAAAAGCTACTATTCGTTGCCATATTTTATCACACTCCTTCTTCATACTGATAATCAACAATAAAACTATCTCGACGAATTTGGCTAACCCCATTTCCATCTATAATTTCATCATAATTTTTTATTATAAAACCTAAAAAATAGATTTTATATCCATTTCTAATTTCATAAATACCACTAGGTCCAATTCTAATAGGCTCTCCATTTATACACATTAACATACCTGGAGGTCCTTGAATACCTAATTTAATCCAAGGGCCATTAGAAATTTCATTTTTTATATGATAAATCTAAGTTCTATCAGTATCTATTTCAATTTCTCTCCCTTTATATCCTTCTATGTCTGATTGATTCCACTAGCCTCCCTCTGGATTAACTGTAGTATAATAATCAACAATTTCTCTTGCTAAAATAACATTTAATTGCGAATAAGAAGCATTTGGAGATATTATAGTTTCATAAACAGCATATTCATTAGGATCCATATCAAGATCTCTTCTAAATATAATAAAATCATCTATATATTGATAATTTTTTGATTCATTTGTACCTTCATCATTAGATAATCTTAAAGTAATGTTTTGATCTGAATTAATAAATTTTCTCTTTATAACTAATTTAATATAATAATGCTATCCAGAAACAAAACCTGTAATACCGGAAGGTAATGATACATTACAAATTCTTTTATCTTTAAATTCATTTCCAGTAATTTCATTTGTTGTAACTAATTCTTGTACTTGAAAATTTGCTTTATTATCACTTGAAGGAGCTGTAATATTTTCTGATAATATTTGTCCTACTTTAAAACTCATTTTAACTCCTTTCTTATACTTTTTCAACAGCCTTAGAAGCATTTATTGTTAATAATCCTTCACTGTCAAGAGAAAAAGACATACTATTTATTATATAATCCCCCATTATTGCACTATTAGGATTATTTATAGAAATTCTTGTATTGGGTTCTAAAAAATATAAAGGAACTGTTTGTATTGATATAGATTCATTATAATTAGTAAATTCATGTAAAGTTTGTCTTATTTCTTCATAAGCGGAATAATGTATTCCACCTACATCTAAATTATTATAAATATCAGATGATACTTGAGAATATCTTTGATTTCTATTTTCTGCTTCAGTTCTTCTCTCCTATACATCTTCATCCCCTAAATTTAATAAAATAATATCAGGAATCCATTCCTCGAACACACAATTTACATTTTTTCCTTTATCTGATACAAAAGATCTTCTACCTATATTTTTAACTGAAATTTCTGTTATTCTTGAATCACCCCCGTTAATAAAATCTAAAAAGTAATTTATTTCTGTAGGATGTTCTAATACCTAATCATAATATTTTCGATTTACTAAATCATATATTTTAGGCCATTCAACTTTTAATTCTGGATAATAATAATTTGACTCTAATCCCCGTGTCTATGCGGCCGCCCCTTCAAGAAGAAGCTAGGTTCTCCAGTCTTCAGCCCAGATAGTTTCAACATTTGCATCATATTCTTTCCAAATCCAAGTTCCATTCTATTTTTTAGAATATTTTATCTTATAATTAGAAGATTCATCTTCTTTAATTATATAATATTGTCCCATACTAGACTCCGGAGTAGGTAACCCATCTGCTATTATTTTAGGATTACTATACATCTTTGCATCTTCCTCTTCTAAGCTTTTTACTATCAAGATAGGCATTTTCCATATCCCATATTTGTCTATTTCATATTCTTTATAATTAAACATTAAATATTTATCTTCTTTTACTCTAGGAGTAACATCAATAGCTAAATGGTATCTTAGAGGGATCTAATAATCTTCAGTCGTTCTAACTCCCCATATAACAAAATCATTTTTGATAGCACCATATTGAGGAGTATTAGAATACGATTTTATTAATTGAGAATCATCAAAAGAAAAAGATGAAGTTCCTGATGCCATATTAATTAAATAAGCCATTAATTTATTTTGTCCATTCTGAGATGCGATATAGTCTGGTACTAATTGAGATTCATTTTTTGCCTATAAAATATAATATGATTGAGCATTGTTTAAAAAATTCTTTTTTTCTTGAAAAATAAAATTACCATCTAAATCATAAAAATATTCATAATTACCTAGTACCTATATAATTTTATCTAGGTTGTCTGTTACGGATGAACCGGCGTCCGCAATCAATTCTCCAGGATATGTAAAATCAGTATAAACATATCCTATATCTCTTCCTTTTGAAAAGACTGATGTAGAAATAAAAGTGCCTGCACTTTCAAATTCCTATATTGCGGTTTTCCATTCTTCTTCATTAGCGAAGTAAAAATCATTATTTCCTGCTTCAATATAATATAATGGTTTATTTAAATTCCACTTCATAACTCTCTTAACTCTATTATCTAAATCAGATATAATAATTTTACCTAGTTGCTATCCACCCCAATGATGAACCAATTCTTGAATAATTTGATACATAGTTGGATAAATAGTAATAGGGTTTCCATCCTCATCAAGAGTATCAAGAAGATGAAGGTCTGCGGCGGCCGGTATAGTACCACCTGCGAACCCGTTCAATAAGCACATCTTATCTTGGAGTTGTAATGAAGCAACCAGGCCGCTATCAGATTCGGAAATAGAACATGATATAATTATATAAGTCCCTAATGGAAACCATAATACGTCATACTCTTGATAAGATTGAGTATCATTATAATATCCTATTTGTAAGTTTATCTTTTTATTAATAGATAATATATTTTCAGTATCTAAAATTTGAGTCATTTCATCGTCTAAAGCAATACTTAAATTAGCTGTTCTTCTAACAGAACTTTGCCCGTCTACATTCAAATTTGCAGAAATAACTCTTCCTTCTATCGCTGATACAGGTTCTTCATCCCAACTTAAAACTGTAATATGAACAAAATAAGTTTTAACTGGGAACTTACTTAACTCTTTAAGAAAGTTAGTATCATTTAAATAATTATAACTAATTTTCATATCAATACCCCTTTCTTAAAATTCGACAATAATAATCTATTATTGCCTACACAGGAGCTCCTAATACACTTTGATCCTAGGGTGAAAATATATACCACCCGCCGCGATAATAAATACAAGTATTAATATTATTTAAATTTAAACCTTCTTGTATTAAAAGAGCCGTTTCAATATCTATATCTGCAATTTGTTTATTTTCTTCTAATATAACGCCTCGCATATATTCTTCATTAGTTGAAAATAATTGGGTTTTTATAAGATTTAAACTTTCTGTACTTGAAATTGTATATACATGGTTCTTTTTAGGATTTGTTATCTATTCAACGGTAGCATATACATTTTCGTCATACATAAACTAATTATCATTTAATTCAGTATCAGAATCCTAATTTTCAGTTTCTTGTAATTTAATACCTTTTATGTAGATACCTGTTATATTAGTACTATCATCTTCATTATCAGGATTAACATCATAAAATTCTAATAATCCTGTCGGGCCTACTAAGAAACTATCATAAGTATCTTTCTTATCTTGTCCGTCTTTTACCAATACAACTGTGTTAGGTGCAGCATATATTCTTATCCCTTTTAATCTATCTAAATTTTGCGACGTGATAAGTTTAGAAGTTCCTTCCTATTGTTCTAAATTCCTAGTTTCATAAGAATTATAAAAGTATTTTGTATAAATCTTTTTATAAATAGAATCTGAAGGTCTAAAAAATCCAAAAAGTTGTCCAATTTTTTCTATGTTTTCATAAGTTTTAGCAATTAAAGAAAATTGTTCAAACTATAAAACTACTGCTTCATATGAAATAACGCCCGTTTCTTCAAAAGATAAAAACTCTAAAGTTTTTATCTGAGTTGCTTTATCTGCAAGTTCATATATTCCTTCTGGTCCTACTATAATATCCTCTCCGTTTATCTTTATAACATGTCCTAAGTAAACAGCTTTTTCAGAACTTTCACATATTTTTAAAGACCCATTAACTTGTGAAATTAAATATGGAGGAGAAGTAAATTCTATCTTTAAATAAGATAAATAATCAACTTTTACATTAATTAAATCTGTTTTTAAATAATTATATTTAGGAGTAATATAATTTTTAATAATATCTTTTGATAAACCGGTATCTCCTTTAGCGTTTCCGAATACTAACCTAGAGTTTTTATTATAAATTTTTCTATTTTTATAAATTTCTTCTTTTTGCTATTCTTTAGCAATAGTAGAAGGTTTTATATAAAATAAATTCAAATTAGGAGCAAGAACTTGCCCTTGAGTAACAATACTAACACTAGTTTCATTTAGATACTAACCTTTATCTTGAATATTATATTTATTACAATTATCAACAGTAAACTAATCAATCTATTGAGCAGTACATGTAAAATCATAAATATGTCTATTTAAAGTATTATTAGGAGTAAAACTAATATTCATTAATTTAACTAATATATTTCCCTAAGTACTTGATTTATATAACTTTACATCATTCTTATATAAAAAGTCAATAACCTTTTCACGGAAATCTCTTTCATAAATAGAATTATTATATAAATTAATATTATGTCTACTATTATACTAATCATATTTAGCTTTTCCTCCAAATTCATTTGTTCCATATAAATCAAGAGGAGAAGCATGCATGGTATTCTACCTTGCATCCATAAAATGAGTTATGGTTCCACTTAAAGAAAAAGTTCTATAATTAACATTACCGTTTCTTCTAATAAAAGGATATTTTGAACCTATTGTTTGAGTTAATGATTCAGCCACAACATGAGAATAATTATTTACTTGCGGATTGAATCTAATTTTTAATTGATTTGCGGCGGTTGTTAAGAAAATATCCTAGAATACACACATTATAGGAGTCTCATATATAATAAGATTAGAACGAAAGCCCTATAAATTACGTTGTTGTAAAGAATATTTATACCATACTCCGCTCTCAACGGTCATGTCGTACCATACTAAATTTATAATTTCAGTAGATTTAGCTAAAAAAGTGTATACATCTTCCCAAGCATTAAAATCATCCTTACTAGAACTTCGTCTAATAATTAAATTCATACCTAATTGTTTTGGTCTCTACTCTGAAGTTACCTTTATTTTTATGCGACCGCCGCTATTATCTGCCTAAGCCTAGATATGATAATCAGAAGAATCTAATATTGTATATTGAACAAGATTCATAGTAAAAGAATAAGATTCTTCCCACTCATAAAGATTATTAGTTTGAAGTTGAATTTTTAAAATATAAGTCTAATTATTTTTTAAATTATATTTAATTCTATAATAAATCTAGTTTGGATTAGTATATATATTAGAATATTTTTCTTTACTATCCTATAAAATTTCAGTTAAAGAACTGTCATATAATAAGATTCTATATTTTTTTAAATATTCTTTATCCTATACATTAAAAATTACAGATCCAACTAAGGAAACATCTTGTAAAGCAAATTCTCTTTCACTAACTTGATTATCAAAATTACGTAATGATAAACGAGGAGCTTCAATTCCTTTTACTAAAACAACCTGTGACCATTCAGAAAAGTTTGCTATATTTGTATTAAACCATGTTTCATCTTTTGTGGTTCCATTTTCTTCAATGGAACTGGTAAATCTAATTTGAACTTTATAATATTCGCCTGAATTAAATTGATTACCTTGAGCTAAATCATTTAATCCAATTTCTATATAGTATTTATCGTCTGTTTTTCTATCTTCCTTTTCTTTTAACGAAGTCAACATAATACCCGATGGATATTTTTCTAAATTTAGAGCAGAATAATTAGTGTTTTGATTTTGTACAGAAACTTGTACTAAATTCGTTGCGATTTCATTTAAAGAATTATATACAGAAATAGAAAAATAAATTTTGCAGCATTTTTCTTCTAAATTATTATTCCGAATAAAAGCTGGCATATATGCTTTTTTAAAAATAGGTGGATATAGATTATTTCCTAATCCTGCCATATCACATTCCCCCTTTATCTTTAATTCTTTATAAAATAAAAAAATAAGTTGATTTTTTATTATTATTTGACCAAAAAATAAATAAGCCTTTTATATCATTAATATAAAAGGCTTATTCTTGTATTATAAAACAGAAGTTGATATATATAAAATTTTTACACAAAAATCAACATCAGCAGTTTTTTGAGAATTTTGATTCCAAATATAAAAAGTAACAGAATTGACAACTTGATTTGGAGTATCAATTGTTGTAGAATGTCCTAACCAGATTCTTGGAATAACACACCAACCCGCGTCAGCGTAAGAACTAGTCCAATTAGAATTATTTATTGCTTCAAAACCTAAAATAGCTATACCTACATATCCTTCCTTTTCAATTTTTCTACTAGCAGAATATCCTAAACCAGGTCCTATTCCAATGGCTTTATATACTTGTGTTTCTACCCTAAATATAGGGCGAGAAGAAGAGCCATTTCCTTGTAAAAGACGTCCTGCTATTATACAATCACCGTTCTCTAAAACTGAAAAAGCATTAGAAGAGTTATTTAAAATTCCATTTCCTACTGTGAATAAAGAGCTTGGATTAGCAACATTATATCTTCCTGTTATTAAACTCCCTATTCCATTAGCTGTTAAATGTTCTCCTAAAGTAAAACTAGACTTCGCAGAAGCAACATTCTACTCTCCTGCTGAAAAACTGTTTTTACCACTTGCAGTGTTTCTAGTTCCAATAACAAAACTAGAATCTCCTGTTGCAATACCTCCATTTGCAAATGAAACTGATCCAGACCCCTTTAACCCAATTCCACGATTATTAAAAGTAAAATAAGGATTTGGATTTGATAAAGTAAAAACTATTGTAATCACTGTACCAGAAGGAGGCCTATTAGCAATATTAATAATATCATTGTTTGAAGATAAAGTATATGGAGTATGTGATACTGATTGAATAGTAGTTCCATTATACTATAAATTAAAACTCAGTTCACTTGATACAGCATCTAAATTTTTAATTTCCTAAACTGAAATTTCTTCTTGACCAGCATCATTGACAGCAGCTACAGTATAGGTATACGTTATTGTTATTGTAGTTGCTGTAATAGGTCTATCATTTAAAATAACTGAAGTAGAACCTTTTTCAAAAGAATAGTTTGTAGTGAGAACAGAGTCTACTTCAACTGAAATAATAGTTTCTATTTCATGAGAAAGAGTGAGAGTAACAGGTAGTTCCGGTACAACGTACTTTTGCTATACCTGTCCTGATCCTCCACTAGTTTCAAAATAAATATCTGAATTATTGCTATAAGCAGACAATTTACCACTTTCTATTAAAAAGTGAGAAGTATTATTTAAACCTATTCTTGTAGTCTAACCATAACTTGCTATAGGGAGATGAGAACCTGCCCCAGTTTGAGGTTTATATATATCTATTGAATTACTATTTATTTGAACGCCTACGGCTTCATTATTAGTAAAATCTGCATTAGTTCCAGCGGGATGGATAAAAATACCGCTTGAATTAGCCTAAATAAAATTAGTAGCTGTTGTACCTTCTAACTTTTGAAATTTCCCATTTATATATACATAAATAGGATGTTCTGCTTGCAATATAGCATTAGTTGTACTTGACATTCTACCTAATAACATATAATATAAACCATCTTCTGTTGTTGGCTATGTACAAGTTAGTACTGTTGTAGTGGGGGTAAAAATACCACCTGTTAAAGTTCCTACTATGTAAACATTTGAATTTACAGCTGCATTTTCTATACTATGAGTATTAGTTAAATCAAAAGCAGTCCCACGATATGTATAATTGCTTGTCTTTGCTGTTGGTTTTGTCACATCTGTAGTAGAATAAGACGATCCTACATATAAAGGAGGACAAGAAATATCAAATGAATCCGTATTTAAAAGATGTAGCTTCCCATCTAAACCTAATACAGCAATTCTTCCTGCTGATATTGCAGAACTAGCATATAATGAAACTGAATATAAAGTTTTATCATAAGTATCTGCATTGTATCCAGTTGTTTTCCATTGATTATTAGTAGCATCATAAGTCATTTGGATAACACTTTTAGTAGGATAGTGAGTTGTAACTCTCGTTAAACTTACTGAACCAGTTGCTGCAGAAGTAACTAAATAAATTGGAATAGCCGCAGTATTAGTACCACTTGCTAACGTTAAAGTCAAACTAGCACTTCCGCTACCTGCAACTGGTAAATAATACATTATAGTTTTTCCATCTCTTAATGTATTATCTTTTGTGACACCTTTCCAAGCTCCTGTTGCTGCAGTTTGAGTTCCAACTATATATTCTACAGATTGACTTAAAGCAGTATTTGCAACTGTTGAAACATTATTAATATCTTCCTAAGTATCTTCAGGGGCTGGAGTCCAATCAGTTGCCTTATTGCCGATTTCTAATTTAGGATTTGAAACACTTACTGTTCCAGAAGTTATATTCTGAATATATAAAGTAAATACTTTATCTAAAGATAATTCACCTTGTAATGTATATGTACTTTTAACTCTTCCATGAAAAGATGTATCAAAAGTTTTATCTACTCCAATACCTGTATATCCGGTCATTGCTGCCCATGCTTCAATATATTGAGTTCCACCTCCATCTTTTGTAATTGAGGAAGCAACTCCTATTCTTCTATTTCCAGAACTTTTCCAAACAACATCATCTGCATCTACTTGGACAGACAATGTAATCACTGTACCAGATGGAATTGTTTGAGTAACAGTTCCACCAACAGCAGAATCGCTTAAACTTGTATTAACAACATTAGAATTTTTTAATAAGTTTCTACCACCAACTTCAATATTATCAATAGTCTCATCAATATCTTCAGGTGCTCTTGACCAAGAAGTAGCAGTAGTACCAAGGCATAACTGTGGTTCTTTTACTTGAAACCCATTATGATAAGTAGCTACAGCACCAATTCTAACAGTAACCCAACAATCATCATAATTTGGTGAGCCTGTTCCAGTTACAAATAAATCATCTGTTATAAAAGCAGAAGCACAAACAGTATGCCATTCTCCATCGCCAGTAAAATAAATAAATTGATTAAAATATTTTTGCCTTATATATGCAGTTTTAGTAGCATCAACACCAACGCATAAATTAATACAACATTTTTTACCACTATCAGCTTTTACTTTTATTGAGAAAATAGTATTTTGATTTCTAATTAAATCATATTTAAAATTTTTTGCAGGATATATTTCTCTCCAAGAATTAGAAGTTATAGTTGGAAATGTGGCAATACCATTAGAAATCATTGCTCCATTTACTGTTCCCCAATTAATTAATTTTTCAGTCCCTAATAAAAAGTTTCTTGCTGTTCCATTATTTGTTGGAATTTCTTCCATTTTAAATCCACACATATCAAGTGATGAACCAGCAACATTATTATTATAAAAATAAAAATATAATTTTTTGTACGTGTCAGATTGAGCGGTTATATCTGGATCTGTATCTCCAAATGTACGAATAACTTCAATCCATTCCCATTCTGTGTTATCTACTATTCGCTGTATTGGCATCCAACTACCAATACTACCAAGATAAATATATATTCTCGGACTACCAGCATGTTTTCTAACCCAACATCCAATTTTATATGTATGTCCATCAATAAAAGGTGGAGTCCCGCTAGTATAAAAACACAAGCCTCGTCCTTTCGTAGATGCAGAACTATCTGTAATCCTATAAAAATGAGTAGCATTAGGGTCTGGTAAATTATTTTCTGTCAAAAATGCTCCTGTAATAGTAGTGTTACTTGCATCAGATAAATATCTATCCCAAGGAGCATTTTCTTTAGCAAGAGAAGAAGCATAAATATCTTGTAATAAATTATTAGAAGATAAACCTTTACCCCCTTTTAAATCTCCTATTCTAATAGAAGAAACATTTAAATTTCCATTTACTATTTGAATTCCTCCAATAGTACCAGAAGTTGCAGTAATTTCTCCACTTATATGAGCATCATTAGCATATAAAGCTCCAGTAGTTGTAACACCAAAACCTGTTCCCGCACTTATCATCCAATTCTTAGAAGTAGTATCACTTCCGCCTATTGCATTAGTAGAGGCAGTTCCTTTTGAAAAAACTAACGTATTTGCATTATAACCAGGAATTGAATTTGTTATATAAAAACCATCTGAGTTTAAATTCCAGCCTCCTATTTTACCAAGCGTTGCATAAACTCCTCCATCTTTATTTATACCAAAAGTAGTCCCTGAGGTAAAAGTCCATCCTGATAAAAGCTATCCTGCTATCGTATATCTTGTTGAAGTTCCATTTGGAGATAATAATAATAAATTATCACCAGGGGCTGTTGCTGTTTCACTGTTGATTAAATAAGTACTTTTAATAGTCCAGCCTGCTATAGAACCACTAGAAGCTGTTATTTTACCACTTAAATCTACTCCTAGAGCAGTAATAATACCATCTTTTATAGTAACATTATGTGTATTATCTTTATAATTTCTAATACCATCTGTACCTAAATAAACACCTTCTGTTGTACTAGTTACACTATTAGTTCCATTATAAATATAACTTCTACTAACTACATCTTCTTCATTAGCAATAACCCAATATTTTGAACCAGAACCAATATATCCTTTATCAGCAGCAATTATACCTTTAAAATAACCATTATCGGTATAAATACCCCAACCACTTGGAGTCTGTCCACCCACATTAGGTAACCCCTATAAGTTACCAATTCTAACATTAGGTTCTGCAAAACCTCCATAATTATCGCTGTTATTTATATTATTATTTAAGAGTTCCACTCCACCATATATATCTAAAAAAGTTCTTCCATTAATTCCGGTAGCTGTCATATAAATACCAAGAGGATAAAAAGAAGAGGCTCCATTTGCTCTTTGATATAATGAAATTTTTAAATTACGATAAGTAGTACTAGTAATTCCACTATTAGCAAGAGTAGCAAGTATGCTAGAATCTCTATTTTTATTATCTGTTATATTATATACTTTAATTGATGCGGCGGTCGCTGCTGCATTCAACTGGCCTAGTAATGTTCCTAATGGGATCCATTCTCCGTTAAGCAATATCTAACCAGTTATTAATATTTTTGAATATCTAGGCCATGTAATAGAAGTGCCATTTCCTAAATACAAACTAGATACTGTTGCAAAATCATCACCTCCACTTTTCCTAGAAAAATTTAAAGTAGATGTTGAAATATTTCCCACAGTTCCCTAGGCACTTTCAATGGTTGGAGTAATATAAAAACTTCCATCAATTGTAGCTATATTAGAATTAGTCCAACTGCTTGTATGTAACTAACCCTGCACATCTAATAAACCTACAATCGTTGCATCATCCGCTTTTAACTTTTTAATTATACCAGCTTCCGCCTTAATTAATGGAGTCTATATTTCGCTTGCATAAATTTTATTTAAAAATCGACTTGAACCATGAACAATTAAATCTTTTAAAATTGCCATGCTTTAAACCTCCTTCCAATTAAAAAAAGGAGGCTTATTCAGCATCCTTTTCATTCTATTCAAAAACAGACAACATATCTAAATCATCTATATCTAAATTGCAATCTGTATTTAATCTTTCTATTTCATTTTCCATATTAATAGGAGTAAAATCATAGCTTTCTTTTGTCATTGCTAATTCATTTAACTTCCCATTTAATTCATTAATTTTATTTTGATAAGCAGTAAAGTATTCATCTTTTACTTTTCTTGCAGGGGTTTCTTCCCCGTTAGTTCCTTTAATTATTGTTTCTTCACTTTTCTCATTATTGAAAAACTCTTCTTGTAATTCATTCTCTAATGATGATTTTAATTCATTAAAAGAATCTACCGTTTCTGCAATTTTTTTCATATTTTTTCTTAATGCCCACAACGTAGCAACAGATAAACCATTTAATTTATTCTTATCTGTTCTAATATTATTGTACCATCCATTAATATTGATACATTCCATCACTAAAAGTTCTTTAGTCATATTAAATCTCCTTTTCACTCAATTAAATCTAATAAAAGCATTTTGCTTCTATTTCCTATATTTTATAAAATTTTACCTATTTTGTCAAGTCACCTTCAGTAAAACCTGAAGTAACATTAATCTATTGATTATTAATAGTTAATGTTTTTTCTGCACCGTTCGAAATCCATTTACCCTTTTTATCTATTTTCATATTAGACCTCTCTTAATTCTCTCCCATATAAATTGCCTTCGTTATCTATATAAACTGAATTTTTATAAAGAAGTAAAATATCTTCAGAAGAAAAAGCTGTACAATATATTCTAAGATCTGATATTTTCCCATTAAAATTAGGATAAGCACTCGTATTTGCAGGAGTATTTTTATTTGCAGCAGCTTCTCCTCCTACGAACATAGTAGTTTTTGAACTAAAAAATAAAGGTGTTTTATCAGAATATTTAGATACTGTTGCGTTCAAAACTCCATCAATATAAGTCTTTAATTCTAATCCATCATAAGTAAATGTCATCATATGCCATTTTGAAGCATCAAGAGAAGTAGTATTAAAATTTGTACTAATATATGTATTTGATGTAGCTCCTGTTCCACAATAAACTTTATAGTAATTACTTGATTTTTGCCAACCATATCCTCCAGAATCTACACTGGAAAAAAAAGTTCCTGGATTAGTAGACCAACTATCTGCTTTCACCCATAAACTAACAGTAATTTCATCTCTTGCTGTGAAAAGCTATTGTCCTATATTAATATACTCAGTACCACTAAAAACTGTACTCATATCATATTTGGGACTTTCATTACTATACTAAAAAGTTCCTGTTTTAATACCATTTCTTTTATATCCTGAACAATCATATTCAATATTATCACTATTATTCTTATCTAAAAGATAATGTAATATTAAACCTTGAGATATTTGTTTTACTTCCATAGTTGATAAAGCATGATCATATATTCGAACATCATTAACTTTACCATTTAAAAAATTTCCCCAACTACTTCCATTCGTTTGACTTGCTCCAATAGAAAAAACAGTTCCTAGTTTAGAAATATCTCTTGTTACCATTTTACTTGATTGATATTCACCATTAATATAATATTTAATTAAACCGTTTTTAGAAGTAATAATTAAATTTACCCAAACATCAGTTGGAAAAGTATAAGGGGTAGTCCATTGAATATTTTGACCAATTACGCCATCTATTCTAAGTTTATTTGAAATTAAAAATACAGAAAAACCAAACCCTACACCATTCCTACAACATCCTAGCGTTTGGGTAGTAGTATCTGTAGTATAAAACCAAATACTATACGACCAATCTTCGTTAAAGAAAGAATATGGAAAATAAATATAATTATCACTGCCATTAAAACTATAACATTTTCCAATTTTACCACTATTATCAATAGTTGCTCCATTATTAGTTATAGTTATATCATCTAATCCTTGATTATCAAGAGTCCCGTCTAAAGGTAACCAAACTCTTAAACTCACATCTTCATCCCTCCTAACATATGCGGACGTTGGCCATATCTTGACATTAACCAGCGTCCGCGCATTTTATTCAAAACTAAATACTAAAGCACTTAGCGTCTAATCATAATTTATATTACAATATTCATTTCCTGTACTACTTTTAAAAATAACTGAAACTAAATCATTAAAAGTTTTTCTTCCAGAAATAGTTTGTGCTGTAGCTAATGTTACATAATCCAATAAGGCAGTTGATAGTGCAGTATTTTCAACATTACCTAATCCAATGTCAGATTTACTAATAGTAATATTCGCACTTAAAGCATGTCCATTTACAGTTCTGGTTGTAGGTACTCTAGAAGTATCACTAGGATGCTTATGATCCTATCTAGCATATTTCTCGGAAGTACCAACTGCCGCAGTTCCATCCATTAAAGGATTAGCACTAGCAGCTTCGTATTCTATCCAAGGAACATTCACAAACATCTTCTATGAACTTAATTGAACTGCATAATTTCTATCAGAAGCTGAAGTAGTATACCCTATTTTTACTCCTCCTCTTGTTGTATTAGAAGCAACGGGGAGAGTATAAGTGCCACCAGGAGTACCCCAAGTACCATCCTATCTTAAATATTTTGTTGTTCCTGTTCCTATTGTAATGGAACTCTTTTCAATTTTTCCACTATTAGAAGAATCAGCAAATAATAAACTATCTCCATTTCCTAAAGCTACTGCAGTAGAAGTAATAGTTCCTGTATTTAAAATATTCCCGTGAGAGTGAGAAAAATCACTAATTTGAGATTTAGTAATACTAATATTATCAAATGTAGCACTTACTTGACCATTAGATTGAGATAGAGTAGTAATTGTTTTTCCTACTCCTCCAGTTCCTATTGTTCCTCCATCTAAAGCATTAATTGCATTAGTAACTGTTGATACAGTGGCAGCTTTATTAGTTGAAGCATTATAAGTACCATCAAAAGTATATGAAAATATAGCATCTGCTGGGACAGATTTTTCAATAGTATAAGAAATCGCTACAGGTTTTCCGTCCGTTCCAAAATAAACAGGTTGGTTAGAATCACCTACTTTTGCACCATTTGTATTAAGTGCTTCCGCCTTTGCAACAGAAGAAGATGTTGTTGCCGTAATTGAAACTGTCCTAGTAGCAGTTGAATTATCTCCAAATGTTAAAACTAATTGACCATTATCATTAGATCCAATGTCTATAATTTGTAAAGCATTTTCAACGTTTCCTAAACCTACGTCCGCTTTTGTTACACTAATATTATCACTTAATGCATGTCCATTTATAGTCCGAGAAGCTGGAACATAAGTTGTATTATCTAATGTCCATTTATTAGCAGCTGTCTTCTTTAATAGTCCTGAGGTGCCTGTTAAGGCTTCAATTGCTTTTAAATCTTCATTTCCACTTGTAATTTTACTCCAAGTTAAGTTTGGTATATCTGCTGTAACTAACTTTCTAAAAATTGGAGCGGCAGCTGCTGTTCCGCTGCTAGGTCCAGCTAATACAGTATTTGCACTCTGGTTAATAAAAGATATTGTAGTATCTAAAGTTCCAGATTGAGCAGTATTTACACTAGATTGTAATGGAGTTGAAGCTTGAATTCTGACACTTGTTACCGTACCTAAATTATTTGTTTTACTATTCCAATTATCTATATCTGTTTGCTGTATTCCTGATGCTGCACTTGCTGAAAAAAGCGGGTCTGTCTAAGTATAAGAAGTTAAAAAAGTACTTCCTTTAGTAGCTGTAATAGCACCATTAGTTGCAGAGATGGCTGTGATAGCATTTCCATTCCCTGTTGTTGTAACTGTTGTTACAGTATCAGTTAATTTAGATCCACTAGGTACATTCATTCCTAAAGTAAATCCATTTACTTTACCTGTTAAATCACCAGTAATTCCATCCTAAACTATTAATGAATCCTCAATAATAACCTAACCAGTAAAAATACCCCCACTTAAAGGCATATATGTTGAAGTAATTGTATTACCACTTCCATCTTGAGTTGCCTTAGTTGCGGTCGCTGCATGATTTACAGTTAAACTAGATGCATCTATCCAAGAAGGTGCATTATTACTTCCCCCTGAACTTAGAAGTTGTCCAGATGTACCGGCCGCAGTTGAAAGTAAAGTTTGAGGATTTGTATCACTAGCATATATAATTCCTTTTAAAGTAAAACTAGTACTTCCAGTACCTCCACTATAAATTGGTAAAACTCCTGCAATTCCACCGGAACCTCCAATTTGAATAGGATTATTATACTAATCTAACACATAAATATTTTTAGCATATAAGTTACCTTCACTAGTAACATAAAATTGATAATTCCAATAATTATTAGTACCATTAGCCTGGTCATTAATATTATTCTGTAGATTTGTTAAAGCAGTAGAAGAAGAACTATTTCTTATATAAATAAATTTATCCGTTTTAGAAACAGGTACATGTAAACCCATATCCCAATATTTTGAGCTATAAACTGGATAGTGAAGTTTATAGGCTTCCCCTTCTTGATTATCATCATTCCAAGCAGTATGGATTCTATTAGTATTTAATCTCCAGGTACTAGTATTTCCTAATTGAATAGTGGCTGTTCCATTTCCTTTTATATAAGCAGACTTAAGTTGATTATAATCCCAATAATTACCTATATACCAATAATTAAGTTGATTCTAACCTATCCTACCATCATAAGCATAAATAGAACCTTTTATAAAAGCTCCTTGATTATTACTAGTTGCATTAACTCCAAAAACAGGACTATATATGTTACCATTAATTAAATCAAGAAAAGTTCCAGTTGTTGAATAAGGAGCTGTTCCAGCTTGATAGTTAGTTGACTTAATAGCATCTGTTGCTAATTTACTGGCGGTAATTGCATTTGAATAAATTTTGTCCGTTGTAATAGCCCCAGAATGGATCTATGCTGCCGTAATTGTTCCAGCAGTAATAGCTTTACCATCCATAGGTTTTTGCACCCAATCACTACTATTAGCATCATATTCAAATAATTTATAACCATCATCAGTTAAAAAGAACCAAGTGTCTCCAGGCTTATAAGTTTTACCCGTAGGTTTAGAACTACTGTAATAAATAGTATTTTTGCTATTTGCAATTGAAGTTGCTTCCTGTGCTTGCTAATCAGCCGCATTTGCGGTTTCTACAGCTTCATCCGCTTTTGCGCTAGCCTAATCCGCTGTAGAAACTGCGGCCGCAGCAGCAGTATTAGCAGAAGTTATTCCATTTGCTAATACAGCTGTTGTATAAGTTGTACTAGTTGGATTTGCCCATACAATTTCACTTCTAGTCCAATAATACTTTCCACTTTCAAACGTTGGCATAGTAGTACCCCAACCTGTAGTTGGAGCTGTTGTTGGACTTGAACCTAAAGCATATTGCTATGTAATTCTAGTTACAGATTGTCCTGTTGCTCCAGTACTTCCTCTTTGACCTGTAATACAAACAGGTTCTGACTAAGTGGTAACTCCTTGTTCCCAAGTTGTAACAGTTTTTGACCAAACATATTTTCCATTTGTCCAAGTTGGAGTATTTGTAGACCACTCACCACCTGATAAACCTGTTGAAGAGGTACTATTATAATAATAAACATCTACAGAAGTTACTACACTTAAATTTGTTATGGTAAGAGTTCCATATGCTAAATTAGCCATTTTTTATATCACCTCCTACTTAACAAAATTAAATTGTAACTTCTACATCTGCGATTATTTTCTTATTAATATAACTACCTTCAATATAAACTACTTTTTGTTTATGTAAGACTGCATCTGTTCCTGATTGAGTATTTACTGCCCAATTTACTACTAAAGGATTTCCACTTGAATCTCTAAAACTCCAACCATATTTACCAGTATAAGTTTCTGTATCTGTTACATCTACCCATTCATTATTTTGTTTTTTCATTAAACTTACAGTTTTATTATTACTATTTAATTTATAATAATATGCTCCATTCACAGCGTCTGCAGGTTCAGTTTGTGAAAAAACTTTTGTTTTCATAGAATCTATTTCCTAACCATTTCTAGTTACAATTACATATAAAGCTCCTACACCTTGACCATTTGTAATCTGCTCTCCAAAAGAACACATCACTTGTACTTGATGCGGGTCACTTTTATCAAAAACTGAAAAATATTCTACATAAGTTTCATTACTATAAGTAGCAAAACATTGATAAGATGCATAACTGCTTACGTCATCTTTATTAATAGTAACTATATTACTAGGTTGTCTAGTATTTATATCTGTTGTTCCGTCCCATTCTACACCATTTTTATCTATTAATACATATCCTGTTCCAGGTTTATATCTCTTCCATTGCCAGGTAACATTACTTGTTATAGCGGTTCCACCTTCTGTTAAAATTCCTTCTATTTGAATAGTAGAGGGCTAATCATTAACAAAAGTATTAATTCCTGTTGGAGAATATAATCTTAACATAATAGCATCTTTTCCATTAGTACCATCTCTTCCAGATGGGGATGCTGCCCATGTAAAATTCTATGTAATAACTTGTGTTCCTACAGTAAATCTCATTACTATAGTACCATTAGTAGCAGATAATTGGGAACCTGTTCTTATAGTATATACAACAGAACCTTCATAACTATTACTTTCAGAAGGTTGAGTAACAGAAACTGTTACATCACTTGAATTAGAAGTTGCAATTTTCCCTAAATTTTGAGTATCTAATGTACAAGCTACCTTTGAACTACCTTTAAAAACTCTAAAAGGAATTGTGATTATATTATTAGGAGATACTGCTGTTGTTACTAAATTATTTGTACAAGGAATACCTTCATGTAAATTCGCAATATCTACTCTAATCGCCCCTTCTCCTTGTGGTCCTTGAGCACCTTGTTGTCCATCTTGTCCATCTGAAGTAAAAATAATAGTTTGTCTGTCTAATACAGTTCCTCCTGTATTTTGCAACTATACTGTTAAAAATCCTCCATCTGCCCCAATGCTTAAAAGAGTAGGACTTGAATTAGCTATAGTATATGTTACATTTTGACTAGAAGAAAATGTAGCAGTATGACGAGTTGTTCCAGTAGAATCTTTTATAATAATTGAACCGCCTTTTAAAATACTTCTAGTTCTATCAACTTGTGAATAACCTGTTACAACAATACTTTCTGGAGTAAAAGAAGGATTATCTCCAGAAGTCTTATTTACTGCAATTGCACTACAATCAATAGTATAAAGAGTAGGAGATACACCATCTAATCCAGTTTTAATTTTTACTAATGAAAAAGTTCTTGTAATAGCCTACTCTGTTGTATCTGAAAAATCTTTTTTTGCTGTAAAAGTTATACTTCCAACAGCAACATCATTTCCCATTCTATCTATTTTTACCCAATTGTATTCATAATCTGTTGTATTACTATTTCCATCTACCCAAGTTTGTCCATCTTTTGATTTTAAATATTTAAAATTTGTAACATGATAATTAGGACTAGATGAAATATGTATTTCATAATCTCCAGTAATATCAGAACCACCCTATAACACTTGAAATTGTGTATAAGCTTCATCTAATCCTCCGTCAAGAGGAGCTCCAGTAGAGTCTGCGGGAATTGTCTGATCATCATTTGTTAACGCACCTAAAATATTCTTATTACCAGGAGCACCATCATATAATCTTAGAATATTATGTAAATCATATATGTCATCTTGATTTCCTTTTACTGTTTGTAATTTTATAACAGCTTTATCATTTTCAAATATATTACTATCATTATAAGATATTGTTAAAGAATCGGGATTATTACTATTATAATTGGGATGAAGTAACCAATTCTGGCCACTTTTATAATACCATCCTTTTATTGTTAATCCAGTACCTTTAACTTCACCTGTTAATGTAATAGTTTGATTTCCTTTAATACTTCTATACTGGTCAAAAGTAAAAATTGATTCACCTGTTATTTTACAATTTTTAGTAGAAGAAACTTGTTTTAATAATGAAAAGGTAATTCGACTTTCTGCATGTAAAGCATTCTGAGCAGTTAACCCTAAAGATGGGTCTGCATAATCTACTTCTAATATATAAGTAATGAAAGAAGGCATTACATTATTTACGGCAATAAAGGGGTTTTCTTTAATTGTTAAAACTTTTGTTGAACTATTTATTAAAACAGTACTAGAAGGAGTAATAGTAACTGCTTCATTTGTACCTATTTTTTTCTTCCAATTTATTGTTAAGCCAGTGCTAGTTCCTGATAAAGTATTTCCTCCATATAAGATAAGAGGAGTTAATTGTAAGTTAGTACTTGTATTACTCCAATCAGGATTAAAATTTTGCTGGTCTTCATCATATATAACAGTAGTAGGCATATTTCCCATAATTTGGCCAGATAATTCACCTAAATCTGTTAAATCTGTTATGGTAATTGAACCATAAGATAAATTACTCATCCTTATTCCTCCTTTTTAAATTTCTACTTCACATACTATTTTAGCTTTACCTGTAATATCTTGCGGAGTAATTGTAATCGTATTTCCATAATTTCTTTTTGTCCAATTCTCTTCTAATATTCCATATTGATTATATTTTTTCCACGTAAAACTATTAATAGTATTTGTTATATCTTTACTCCCTTTATATACTTGAGCAGTTAAAATTGTATTGACGTCACCTCGTTTAAAAATATTCCCTGCACTTGAGTCTATATAGATAGTAATAGGAAGTTCTTTATCAATTTTATCAATTTCTTTTTCTACATAGTCATCTACATTTTGATTTACCTAACCTTTTAAAATAGCAAGAGGAATACCTTGAGTTCCTCTTTGTCCTTTATAAGTCAAATAAACATAACCTGTTTCATAATCTTGATACAGCCCTAAGTTATTAATATCTAAATCTAAACTCTAAACAAAAGTAGCAAGGTTATCCACCTTGCTATTAATTTGTGCGGAATCCGCCTTAGTTTCTTCAATCGAAAGTAAATTTTCATCTATACCTTCAATCTTATCTTTTATCTTTCTTAAATTGGTTGTAATATCCTCTTCTTTTTTATAATTTATATTACCAATTGTTGATTGAAGATCAAATTTATTTTGCATAGAAACATTGTGTGCATCAATAGCAAGGGGTATATCGCCATAATATGAGCCATCTTCCTACAGAATACGAAGATATTTTAATCTTTCAAGTTTATTTACACTCATTAAAAATTCCCCTTTCTTTTTACATTATTTCATAAATAAAATAAAAATCTTGTTTTTTTTATTAATTTTAATTGACCTTGCGGCGGTTCCTATATGCAACATTAATCTAGATCTACCCCAGATTAACCAAGCTTCCGCGTTTTTATTGATTTTTTTAAAATTTTTTTATATAATAATAATATAAAAAAGAAAGGAATAAAAAAATGAAAGAAAGATTAACAAGACATAAAGATGAGTTTCCTTGTCGTTTAAAAGGTCATTGTTCAGCAGAAGAATGGATGTTAGATGTTACAGATACTATTTATTTATATTGGAGAAAAGAAGCCTGCGATAATTGTCCATTTATGGAAATTGTTAATAAGTTAGCTGAATATGAAGATATGGAAGAAAAAATGGAAGATGATTTAAAATAAAAAGGAGATATAAAATATGGGAGCTTTTATTGCTGTTGTTGCTTTACTTTTATCATTGCCGGTTATCAGCCCTATCCTTGGTTTCCTTGGTGGTTGGATTACCGGTCACGTAATATTATGGATTCTTGGACCTAATGCACCAGATGTTTTGGCAGTTTTCTCACCCAAACTAACTATTGAATTAGCTCCAATGGTATTTGGAGTATTGGCTTGTATTGGAAGTTTCTTTTCATCAAGTCAGATAAATAATCAGAAATAATATAAAAAAATCAAGTAGGACAATATTTCTACTTGATTTTTTTATTATTTTTTTATATAATATAAGAAGAATAAAAATTATCAAAAAAGGAGATGATATTTATGAAAATTTATAGGGTATTTTATAAAGTTAATACAACAACAATAGAAATTGGTAAAGGCAGAAGTTTAAAAAAGGCTCAACGTGTTATTTATAGATTTTTAGAAAAAAATCATTATAAAGCACCATATTGGCGTAGCTGGTGTGATGATTATGGATATTGGTATGACGTAGGCGCTTGGTTTGAACATTTTAATATTAAGGAAGAGGTGATATAATATGGCAAGAAAAACAAAAGATGTCAGAAATATTGCCTTGAGTGACTTTTATTGTACTAAATGTGGTATGAAAGGTATCCCTGTATTTAGAACAATAGGTCAAGAAAGAGAGCCTGGTCACTTAAAGAAACTTTTTTGTTTACATTGCCAAGAAGAAACTAATATGGCGGAAGTCCGTCCAAGGGGCAAGTATACTCTGGATGATTTCTGGATTGAATACCAGGGTGGTAACTTTACATCAAGCGGCGACCGCATTGAACCTTGGAAGATTTTTGTTGCAAATTATAAAAAGAAGGAAAATGAAACATGAAACTTTTAGAATCAAAATATTACCCAAAAAAGGGATTTTCTATTGTGGCTTTAAAACATAACGGAAAGACTTATACAGGCAACGCCTTTTATAACGAAACGTAGGAAAAAAATCCTCCTAATTCTTTTTTTGGTCAACGATTAGCTGAAAAAAGAGCCATGATAGAATATTGGAAAGATAAGCGAGACATAAATAGAATTAAAGAGCAGGCTTTAAAAAGTTTATTAAAAGATTTAGAACCTCATATTCAAGATGGTGTTTTAGAAGAGGGGCTATATGAAATAATTTTGGAAAAATTAGAACAACATATTAAATATTATAATAAAGAAGCTAAAGACTGCAAAAAACAAATAAATTATTTAAAATAGGAAATTAAAGAGAGTTTAAAAATTAGAGAGCAACTTTTTAACAAGGTCAAAAATTCATAAAAACTTCTTAATAAAAATCACTATTAGTAGAACCTAAAATTACTAATAGTGATTTTTTTTATTAGGAGGTGAAAGTATGATAAAAAGTTGGATACCTAGTTTTGGTATACCCAGTAAAGAAACCAGATATGGTGACACCCAGGTCTTTATAGATACAAAAAATAATATTTGTTTTATTATTGACGGGGCTTGTGAATCTGGAACTAGTAGACTTATCTCTTATCTAAAAAATAATGGAATTAAAAAAGTTTATTTAGTAATTAGTCATGCTCATTGTGATCATACATATGGAATAAAGCAAATTTTAGAAGATAATTATTTTACTGTTGTAGGTCTTTATTGCTATGATCCAGAGAGTTTAAAAGGCGGACTTAGAAATAATGCAGGTAGTAAAGAAGTACGAAGTGATATAACTTCTTTAAATGATATTATTTCTAAAGCTAAAGCTAAAAAAGTTCCTGTTACTTTTTTAAAACATGGAGATAAAGTTCAAGTAGGTGACATTAAGTTTAATGTCTATAGAGAACAGCCTAGTGTAGTTACAAACGATGATACAGAAGGCTGGTCTTATATGAATGATGGAAGCCTATGCTTCTATTTTTATGAGTTACTTTATTGGACTAGTGGCGACGGTCCAGAGAGTATTTATAATTTAATTAAAAAACTAGGAATACAGGTTAAATTCTTTAAAATCCCACACCATGGTAATAATTGCCCACAATCACAATCTAAAGGATTGAAATCTCAAGGAGCTAATTTATGTTGGTATAATGATTTGGAGCCAAAAGGAATTGGTACTAACGAATTTACTGCTTATGGCGCTAAAAGATGTAAAGAAGCAGGAATTATGGTACTTAACTGTATTGGCTCAGATATTGAAATGTCTTTTGCAAATAAAAAAGCTATTATAACAAAAGGTACTTCTACTTGGTCTTATGATATTCCTTATGCAGAAAAATATGATGAAGGATGGGTAAAAAATTCTGTTGGTTGGTGGTATCGTTTTGCAGATAATAGTTGGGCAAAAGGATGGCAAAAATTAAAATGGAGTAAAGGCACAAATGATTTCTATTTTAATGATAAAGGTTATATAGTATATGGCTGGCAAAGATTAAAAAAGAACGGAAAATAGAGTTGGTTTTATTTTGATTTAAATGACGGTTTTATGCTTACAGGATGGCAAAAACTAAAATGGGGCAAAGGAACAGACTGGTTCTATTTCGATAAAGAAACTGGAGCTATGCTTATAGGATGGCAAGAATTAAATTGGAGTAAAGGTATAGATAAATTTTATTTTAATCCTAGTACTGGAGCAATGGCAATAGGTTGGAAATTTATTGCTAATAAATAGAATAATCATAATGCTTGGTTCTTTTTTGATAAAACAACTGGAGCAATGAAAACAGGATGGGTTTTTAATAATAATTATTGGTATTGGTTAGATAAAACTTCTGGAGAAATGGCAACTGGCTGGTTAGAAGAAAAGGGAAAAACATATTATCTTGAACCAAGGTCTGAATATAACCAAGGACATGCTTATCAAAATACAATAGCAACTATAGATAATGAAGTATGGACTTTTGATAATAATTGTTATGGAACAAAGAAAGATAATTCTACTCCTATAATTCATTTTACAAAAGGTCAAAGAGTAATAGATATTTCTCAATTCAATAATGTTACTAATTGGTCTGCCGTTAAACAAACTGGTTACCCAGTAATAATAAGAATTGGTTATAGAGGAAGTAAAACTGGAGTCATTACATATGATCCTAAATATAAAGAGTATAGAGCTGCATGTGAAAAGCAAGGAATTATACATTCTTTCTACTTCTTCCCTTGTTCAATTACTGCCGAAGAAGCTAAAGAGTAGGCATCTTTTATAAAGAGGGAAGTTCAAAATAGTTTATTCTCAATGCCTGTTTATCTTGATAGTGAAGTCGTTCAAAGTGACAAGAGCGGTCGATCTGATAAATTATCAAAAGAGAAAAGAACAGAGATGCTACGTATCATTTGTGAAGAATTACTCGCTGCGGGCATCCCTTGTGGCGTATATGCATCTAGATCATGGTTATATAATAATCTAGATATGAGTAAGATACCTGCGGCCGCCGCTAAAAATACATGGGTAGCTGAGTATGGTGTTTCTCAACATGCTTACAATGGTGAGCATGCAATGTGGCAATATACTTCAAAGGGTTCAATTAATGGTATAGAAGGAAATGTAGATTTAAGTTATATCCAAGGAGACTTTTATATGGGTGAATATAAGCCTCCGACAGTTTAGCCTTCACAAACTACTGTTTCAGAGTTAGAATTAATATTAAAAACAGCTTAGAAAGAAATTGGTTATCTTGAGAAGAAATCAAATAGTCAATTAGATAATAAAACGGCAAATGCTGGGTATAATAATTATACAAAGTACTGGAGAGATATTTATAATTGGTGTGGTAAAAATTATCAAGGACAACCCTGGTGTGCGGCTTTTGTTACTTGGGTATTTAGTACTGCTCTTACTCCATCCAGGGCAAAATAGTTATTAAAACATTTCCCTTATGTTTATTGCCCTACTATGAAAGGTTTATTTACTTTAAATGCAAATCCAAAAGTAGGTGATATTGTAATTTTTTATAGAAATGGAGTTTTTGCTCACACAGGTATTATTACTGCTGTAAATGGAGACCAGTTCAGTACAATTGAAGGAAATACAAGTGGAGCAAGCGGTATTGTTGATAATGGCGGCGGAGTTTGCAAGAAAACTTATTATAATAGTAAATTACCCGGAACAAAATTCTGTACTCCTAATTATAATTCAACAGCAATTACTAATTCACAAACTACAGTAGTAGCAGATGATATGCATACTGTAAAATGGAAGGGTATAGTAAAATCTACTTCTCCTTTAAATGTTCGTTTACAACCTAAGTTAGATGCAAAAACATGTAGTTTTAGCCCATTAAAAGATGGAACTGAAGTAGGAGTATGTTATAAAACTGGAAGTTGGTATTTAATTAAATATAACGATAAATGGGGATATGTTTATGCCGATTATATCGTAGAGAAATAAGAAGAGAGGGGAACCTAGAACAAATGAATATGGAATTAGAATTAATTATAACAGTTATTGTTGGTATAATAGGCTCTAATGCTTTATGGGGATTTTTTCAATTTTTATTAGAACGTAAAGATAAAAAGAATGATTGCTCAAAAAAGATTCTTGAAGCAATTTAGAAAATAAATAATAAAATTGATTAGAGAACTGCAATTGCATGTCGTATTCGTATTCTTAAATTTATGGATGAAATTATTGAAGGTTGGGGACATTCTAAAGATAGTTATAATCAGATAATGAGAGATATTACAGACTATCTTCAGTATTGTGATGATCATCCATAGTTCTTAAACCATCAAACTGATGCTACAATTGAACGTATTAAAAAAGATTATGAGCAACGTTTAGCAGCAAATGACTTTGAACCAAATAATAAATAAATTAGGAGGAAATAATTATGGAAATACTTATTGCAGCGGTTATTTTAACTGAAGCCTTGACATAGTATGGAAAAACTATTATAGAAATGTTTAAGACAGAAGGTAAATCAAAAGGAATTTATCAGTTAATTACTATTTTAATTGGTCTTTTTATTGCTTTTAGTTTTAACAATGTAAACCTTTTTGCTATAATTGGAATGACTGCAAATCCAATTGTAGCTAAAATAATAACAGGTATTCTTATCAGTAGAGGTTCAAACTGGTGTTTTGATTTCTTTAAACGTATAAGAGAACCAGTTAGCACAGTAGGATAAAATTAAATAATAAATAATAAAATGGAGGTAGTGTAATGCTACCTCCAATTTTTTTGTCTATATATAATTTAAATGGGTTCGTGTCACCTCTCTGACTTATTTCCTTTTTTATATTATAAAAAAATTTTTTAGAGTTGTCAAGTCAATGTGATATAAAATCAAGAACTAAAATGACGCAAGATTTTTGTATTTATATGAACAAAAGAATAGAATTTGCAATTTTTTAAAAATTATGATATAATTTATTTATAAAATGAAAAGGAGTTTTAATATGGAAAAGAAATATATGATTTTCTATTATGATGTAGATGAAGAAGGATTCCCTATTTCAGATTCTTCGACACTTCAAGATATATATATTGCATTAAAATCTTTTTTTAAAGATAAAAATATAGATTGTCTTCTGCTTCCAAAAAATATAAGTCATTCTAATGAAAAAACAAGAGAAGAAGTAAAAAGTCTTTTAATTTCTTATTTAAATAAACTTCTTGCTTCAGAAAGAGGAGAAGATATATGACAGATAAAACTTTATATAATGAAAATTCAATTGAATCATTATCTCCATAATATGGACAAAATGTTTTAATTCATTTTAATTAAAAATAATATTTATTAGAAAAATATTGGAGGTAATTAAAATTGAATAATTATACTGTTTATATTCATATCAATAAAATAAATAAAAAAGTTTATATAGGTCAAACTTGTCAAAATCCTAAAAAAAGATGGGATAATGGTAAAGGTTATGATTCATGTCCAAGATTTTATAATGCAATTTTAAAATATGGTTGGGATAATTTTGAACATATAATTATTTTTGAAAATCTTTCTTTGTAGTAGGCTAATCAAAAAGAAAAAGAATTAATTAAAAAATATAATTCAACAGATGAAAAATACGGATATAATATTACTTCAGGGGGGTCTAATTTTCATCATAGCGAAGAGACTAAAAGAAAAATTGGATAGTCTAATAAAATTGCTTTAAAAGGTATTACATGGTCGTAGTAGCATAGACAAAAAATTTCATAGATGTTTACTGGTTAGGGCAATCCTTTTTATGGAAAACATCATACTAAATAGTCTAAAGAAAAAATATCTAACAACAGAAAAAGTAATGGTGGTAAAAAGGTAAGATGTATAAATACAGGATAGATTTTTAATACTATGATGGATGCTGCAAAATGGTGCGGATTAGCTAATTCTAGTAGTATTGGACAAGTTTGTAATAAAACAGGAAAACAAAAAACTGCTGGAAAACATCCAATTACAAAAGAAAAATTATTATGGGAGTTTATAGAAGAAAATGACAAATGATAAACATTTATATAATGAAAACAGTATTGAATCGCTTGACCCATTGCAATTTACTAGACTTCGTCCTGGAGTTTATGCAGGAGATACTACATATGCAACTCAATTGCTAGTTGAAATTATTTCTAATGCAGTTGATGAATATAGACTTGGACATGGTAATAGAATTGATGTAACAATTATTGGAAGTGAAATTTCAGTAAGAGATTATGGACAGGGTTTTATTCCAAATAGTTTTAGAGAAGACGATAAGACAATTCTTGAAGCTGCTTTTAGTGTTCTTAACACTTCTGGTAAATATAGAGAAGATGGAACTTATGAAGGAACTTCTCTTGGCTCTTTTGGAATTGGTTCTAAAATTACCACATTCTTATCTCATTGGTTAAGAGTTAAAACTATGAGAGATGGAGAATGGGAAGAAATATATTTTAAAGAAGGTGTTTTTCAAAATAGAACTTCAGGAGCAGGTGGTGTATCTGGAACTTTAGTAGAATGGCAACCTTCTGAAGAATTTTTTACTCATACAGAAGTAGAGAGTAATAAGATTCATAATCTATTTAAAACAATAGTATGTCTATGTCCTGGATTAACCATACACCTTGAAGAAAATGGTAAAATATATGATTATGTATCTACAAGAGGATTACATGATTTAGTAGACGCGGCGGTCGGTGCTAAAGAACTGATTGATTCTAGGTTTGATATGAATTATGCTGAGGGTAAAAATAAGATGGATATGGTTCTTACATATACATCTAATTATTCTTCAACCATTATTCCATATGTCAATACTGGTCTTACCGAGAATGGTCCTCATATTACTCAGGTTAAAACTCTTATTACTAGAGAATTTAATAAGTTTTTTAAAGAGAAGAAATGGTTAAAAGCTACAGATGAAAATTTAAGCGGTGATGATATACAGGAAGGTATGTATATTATTTTTAATATTACCGCTCCAAACGTTTCATATGATGCTCAAGTTAAAAGCCGTATCACTAAAATTGATATGAAACCTTTTAATGCGGCTTTATCTGAAAACTTAAATTATTGGTTAAATAATAATGAAAAAGAAGTTAAGTTAATTGCGGATAAAGCTATTAATGCTAAAAAGGCTAGAGAAGCCGCAAAAAAAGCCAGAGAAAAAGCTAGAGAGCAAGGTAAGAAAAAAGAGAAGGCTCTTAAGTTTGATAGTAAGCTAGCTGATTGTTATAGCAAAGACCGCAGTAAATGTGAAATATATATTGTAGAAGGTAATAGTGCTGCTGGTGGATTAAAGACTGCTAGAAATAATGAATTTCAGGCTGTAATGCCTATAAGAGGTAAAATTCTTAATACACAGAAAGCTACATTAGATAAGATTCAGAAAAATGCTGAAATTATGACAATGATTGATGCATTTGGTTTAAAGATTGATACCAAAACAATGAAAGTAACTTACGATAAAGATGAGTTACGATATGGTAAAATTATCATAATGAGTGATGCTGACGTTGATGGTGCCCATATTAAGAATCTATTTTATACCTTTATATGGAACTTCTGTCCAGATTTGATTTATGATGGATATATTTATGCAGGAGTGCCCCCTCTTTATAAAATTACATTAGCAGAAAATAAAGGTTATAAATATCTTAAAAATAATGAAGAGCTTGAACAGTACAGAAAAACTCATACTGGAAATTATCAAGTGAACCGAATGAAGGGTTTAGGTGAGATGGACGTAGAACAAATTGAAGAAACTCTTACTGATCCTGTTAATAGAATTATTAAACAAATTATGATTGAAGATATAGATGAGACTGATGACCTTTTCGAAGATTTAATGGGAACTAAAATTGAACCTAGAAAAGCTTTTATTAGAGAACATAGTAAGGAGGCTACTTATAATGCAGAATGAAATTAAAGCAAATGATAAATTTATTTTACATAGTTCAGACGGAAAAAACTATAAAATGGTTATCTATAACGTAAATTATTATAGACCCCCAAGTATGACCTATGCTGTATTACTTTACGATGAAGATGGAAACAGTGTTCAAAATGGTTATGATGATTTCTTTTTTATTGGAGAAAATTTCTTTATTAAACATGAAGGAAAAATAGAAAGGGTTTAATATATGGATAAATTAAAAAATTGTTTTTAGTATCCGTGTAAATTTCATTCTTATAGTTGGGAATCATCTTTTTTTGGAGATTGGTATTGTTTAAAACAATAGTGTGAAATTGATGATATAGTTGAAAAAATAAACTGTAAAGATTTTCAATTAGCAAAAACATGTCTTGATTGCAAACATTCTTGGCCAAGAGTATATGAAACAGGCACAATAGATGATATTGAGTATAGATGTAAATTGCAAAATGATAAATTAATTTATGATGATTCAGAATGTGGTATTCATCATTATTATAATATACCGGAATGTAAAATAAATAAATTTGAATTGGAGTAGTAAACAATGGAAAGAAAAATTATAAAACTGCCTGATGAAGATAGTATGCATTATCAAAGATTTTGTCCAACATGCCATTATTGGCTTTATGCTGAACATTTTGGAGATAAATATTGTTCTCATTGTGGTACTAAACTCATTTGGGATTCTAAAAGAGCTAATAATTATCATAAAATGAAATATAATTTTAGTATAAAAAGATATAAGGAATTAAAAAATGGCATTAGCAAAACATTATAATATAGAATGAGAGGATTAATATGAATAAAAAAGTAAAATTTGATATTCCATTAGAGTATGTTATTGGGCATCTTCGTTATGGTCATAAAGAAGGGATTTTAGAATTAACAGAAGAAGAGTTTAAAAAACTTCAAGAAGACCCTTTAGCTTTTATTTACACTCAAGATATTCTATGCGATTTAGATTTAGTCATAGATGATTATGAAGTAGACGATTATGGAGGTATTCTTAAAGTAAATTATGAGGTGGTAGATGATGCAAAATGATTTAACAAAAGAATTAAGTACAAATTTCATAGAATATGCGGTCGCCGTTAATACCGACCGTGCAATCCCAGATGCTAAATCAGGCCTTAAACCAGTTGCTAAGCGTATTCTTTGGTCTGCATTTGAGGAGAAAAGATTCTCATCCAAACCTCATGTGAAGGCCGCAAGAATCATTGGTGATGTAATGGGTAAGTATCATCCTCATGGAGATTCATCTATTTATGGAGCTATGGTACGTCTTTCTCAACCTTGGGTAATGAGATACCCCCTAATTGATTGGCATGGTAATAACGGGAACATTGCAGGTGATGGACCAGCTGCCGCTCGTTATACCGAAGCCCGCCTTAGTAAAATAGCAGAAGAAGGAATGTTAAATGGAATTAAGAAAAATAATGTAGATTTTATACCTAACTATGACGAGACTCTTGAAGAGCCTATTACTCTCCCTTCTGCCTTTCCTAATTTACTCTGTAATCCTAACACTGGTATTGGGGTTGCCATGGCATGCAATTGGGCACCTCATAATCTTAATGATGTCGCAAAGGCGATTACAGATTATTTGGATGGCATTACTCCTATGTTGGATGGCCCTGATTTTCCGACTGGTGGATTAATAATTAATAAAGATGATATTCCTAAGATTATGAAAACTGGACATGGAACTGTAAAAATCCAGGCCAGATATAATATTGAAGGGAATAAAATTATTTTTTATGAAATACCTTATGGAGAAACAATAGAAGGTTTAATAGCACAAGTGGGTAAAGCTTGTGAAGATAAAGATATAGAAGGTATTTCTGATATACATGATGAAAGTTCTAAGAAAATTAGAATTGTTGTAACCTGTGAAAAAGGAGTAGACCCTTCTTCTATTGTTGCAAAATTATATAATAAAACTAATTTTCAATCTTCTTTCAGTTATAATCAAGTTGCATTAATAGATAAGACTCCTACAGAATTGAATCTTGAAGATGCAATTAAGATTTATGTCGATCACAATCTCGAATGTATTGTTAAAGAATGTAATTTTGATTTAACAAAAGCAAAAGCAAGATTAGAGATTGTAGAAGGATTACTTAAAGCACTTGAAGATATTGATAATATTATTGCTTTAATTAAAGCATCTGAAAGTGCGGCCGCTGCTAAAATCAACCTTATAACTAAATATAATTTTACAGAGAACCAGGCTAAAGCGATTCTTGCAATGAGATTATCTTCCCTTGCTAAATTGGAAAAAGTAGAATTAAATAAAGAAGCAGAAGATTTAAATGATAAAATTTTTATGTTTCATCAAATTTTAGATAATCGAGATGAACAAATTGGTATATTAAAAGTTCGTTTGCAAGGATTAGTGAATAAATATGGAGATGCTCGTAGAACAGAACTTGCTCAAATTGAAATAACAAAAGAAGAAAAAGAAAAGGCTGAGATTATTCCCGAGGATGTTGTCGTTATCATTAATAATTTAAATGAAGTAAAACGTATTCCTAAAAAGAGTTTTAAAGTACAACATAGACGTGGGGTAGGTGTTAAAACAGCTTCCGAATCTACGAGAATGATGTTAGCAACAAATACTATTGATACTCTTATGATTTTTACTTCTGAAGGGAAAATGTATCGTTTAAATGTAGATAAAATTCCCGAGGGAACTAATGCATCTAGGGGGGTTAATCTTAAAACTATTTTAAAATTAGATGATAAAGAAATTATCCAAGAAATTGCTTCCGCTAGAGGAGAGAAGCCTGCTGATTATGTAGTATTTTTCACTAAAAATGGTCTTGTTAAAAAGACAAAATTTGAAGAATATGTTAATACTAAAAAAACAACAGGTATTCAAGCCATCAAAATAAAAGATAATGATGAACTTGCTTTTGTTCGTTTTATGAATGATGATGAAAAAATTATTCTTGTTACTGAACAGGGATATGCTATCAAATTTACTTTTGATGATATTAAACCTATTGGTAGATTAACCAGTGGAGTTAAAGGAATTAATTTAAGGGATGGAGATGGCATTACTGGAGCAATTAATTTTTCTTCTAATGATGATTATGTTGTATTAATCACAAAAGAAGGAAAAAGTAAACGTATGCCTATTTCTGATTTTACTATTCAAAACCGCGGTGGCCGTGGGGTTATGGCACTAAAGCTAGACCCTGATGATTATGTGGCGGCCGCACTCCGTGCTACTGAAAAAGATTTAGTATTAATTGCAGGTAAACCAAACTCTATTTGTGTTCCTGTTAATGAAATTTCTATTCAGTCTAAATTGGGTGGAGGAACTAAAATTATTGAGAGGAGTGTCGTAGAATCTGCGACGATTATAAAATGAACAAAGAACAAATAAAACAGAAAATAATTGAAGCAAAAAATGCTTATTATAATACTGATTCTCCTATTATGTCAAATTTTGAATATGATAAATTGGTTGAAGAATATGGGGACGAACTTTCAGTTGGCGCTCCCGTATTAGATAGTATTAAAAAGGTTCATATTATAGATAGACCTATGTTAAGTCTTGATAAAGTTCATTCTATTGAAGAAATAATGGCTTTTAAAAAGGATAAACATCTTATTGCTAGCGTAAAATGTGATGGACTTTCTGTCCGTCTTGTCTATGAGGATGGTGAATTAGTAAGTGCTAATACTAGAGGGGATGGTTTTATTGGAGGAGATATTACAGAACATGCTCATTATATTCAAAATATTCCTTTAATTATTCCTAAGACTGGTCATGTTGTTATTGATGGAGAAGTAGTTATTCTTGAAAAAGATTTTGATTCTAATCGTTTTAAGAATCAAAGAAATGCTGCGGCAGGTGCTTTAGCTTTATTGGATATGAATGAAGTTAAATCTCGTAAACTTTCTTTTATTGTATGGGATATTATTTCTATTGATGATAAAAGTAATCATTTTATCGACGTTTTAATTAAAGCAGAAAGACTTGGATTTAAAGTAGTTCCTTATAAAATAGTTTTTGCTCAAGATAAAGATATAGAATCAATCCTTGAAACTTGCCAAAGACAAGCAAAAGAGATTGGCTGCCCTTGTGATGGAGTTGTATTTAAATATGATGATTTAGAATATGGGGCATCTTTAGGAGCAACTGCTCATCATTTTAGAGATGCTATTGCATGGAAGCCCGCAATGATAACCTATCCTTCTCGGCTTCGTTATATTGATTGGACAATGGGCAGAACAGGAGTTTTAACTCCTGTTGCAGTGTTTGATCCTATTGAAATTGATGGTTCTGAAGTATCTCGAGCCTCTCTTCATAATGTAAGTATTATGAAAGAAATTTTAGGAGATTGCGCTTATGTTGGAGAACCAGTTGAGGTTTATAAAAGTAATTTAATTATTCCTCAAATTTATTCTGCTGGGCCTAAATATAATTATGGAGAGGTTGTTGCTAAAGGAGGAGTTTCCGCTAACGATTCTCCCGAATATTGTCCTATTTGTCAAGGAGAAATTTCTTTTAAAGAAGAAAATGGTATTATGAGAGCCTATTGTGAAAATCCTAATTGCAGTGGTAAATTAATTAATCGTTTAGATCATTTTTGTAATAAAAAGGGATTAGATATAAAAGGCTTATCAAAAATTACTCTTGAAAAACTTATTAATTATGGATGGCTTAATAATATTGAAGATATTTTTAAGTTAGAAAAGTATAAAACAGAATGGGCAAATAAACCAGGATTTGGAATAGTTTCAGTCAATAAGATATTAAATGCAATAGAAGGCAGTAAAAAAAGTCCTACTGCTAAATTTATTTGTGCTATTGGAATTCCATTAATTGGAAAAGTAGCTTCTGAAGCATTGGCTAAAAAGTTTGGAAACTATAAAACTTTTCGTGAAGCTGTTAATAACAATAGTCAAGAGTTATATGAAATAGCTGGAATTGGTGAAGTTATGATTCAAACTTTACTTAATTATGATTTCACTGAAGCTGATTCTATTTTTGATAAATATATAGAAGAGATGCGGCCGGTTGTTTCAGTTTCGGTATCGAAAAAATTAGAGGGTAAGACATTTGTTATTACAGGTAAATTAAAAACTTTTAAGAATCGTAATGAAATAAAAGCCGCAATTGAAAAAGAAGGCGGGAAAGTAACTGATTCAGTAAGTTCAAAAACTGACTATTTAATTAATAACGATATAGAATCTACTTCAAGTAAGAATTTAAAAGCTAAAAGTCTAAATATTCCAATTCTTACTGAGGAAGATTTTTTAAACCTGATAAATTGACTTATTGAAAAATTTTTGGTATAATAATAATATGAATAAAAAAGAATTAAAAGAAAAAGCAAAGCAAATAGCTAAACTAGAGATGGAAAGCAGAAAGCAGGACAATAATCTTGAAGAACTTTCTGCTGAAATTAATAATATTATAGACACTCTTTCTATCGAAGAAATTTTTGAACTAGACAAATATATTAGACGAGAGTTAAAATGTTATTGATTTTTTAAAAAATTTTTTGTATAATAAAATAAATAATAAAATTATTTAAAAAGGAGAAAGATTAAAATGGGTAAATTTAGTGAGAAGGCACTTCTAATTAAGAAGTACGTAGAGGAACATGAGTCAGATGGTATTACAGCGAATGATATTGCTGAAGCATTGGGTTTAAGTGCAAAGAGTGTCAATGCAACTCTTACCGCAGCTTTTACAAATCATAAGGAAGAAACCGGAGAAGAGGTTGATGGTAAGAAAGTAAAAGAAGTAAAACCTCTTATGGTTCGTACCGTTGGTGAGATTGAAGAAGAGAAAGATGGTAAAATTCTTCATAAGAGTGTTAAGTTTATCGAATTCACCGAATATGGTAGAACTTACAACTACGAAGCTTGATGAAAGGAATTACCTGGGTTAAAAAGATAGCCCAGGTATTTTTATTATGACTAGATAGTTTATTATTGCAATAGTTGTGATTTTAGCTATATTAATTCCCAATATAGGCATTATATTATTTTATACAAAATTAAAAACAAAATAGTTAGAACTTCAAAAAAAAGAATAGGAAATTTAGCAAGGTAATTCAAAAAAAATAATAGAAGCTGAATAGAGATTATCTTCAATAGAAGAAAAAATATAGCAAAAAGAACAACAATTTAATTAGAAATATAATTTTGAAGAATAGGCAATTCAATCTCGATTAAAAGAATATGAAAATGTAAAACGTTAGTCAATAGATCAACAATTAAAATTTAAAAGAATGGAATGTCAAAAGCAAAAAGACTAGTATGAATACTAGTTAGACTTGCTTAGATAGGAAGTTCAGGCGGCGGCCGCCTCACTTTAGACATTAAAGTAGACACGCAAGGCCGCATACTAGTCCTTGTTAAGATAGAAAGAGATAAAAAATAAAGTAGATGACTATAGATTGGTTCCATCAAGTGTAGAACTTTCTGATATTAAAAAGTTAGAAAAAGTAAAGATGGAGTTAGCTAAACCTCGTATATTATCTATGTTGATATGGCAAACATACTGGCAACCGCTTGCTAAAATAAAATTCCCGATTATTTTAAAAGATAAAACTAAAATGGGAATTTATAAAATAACAAACATTGAAACGAATGAGTGTTATATAGGTCAGGCTGTTGATATATATAAAAGATGGAACTAGCATTGTAAAGCAGGACTTGGTATTGATACACCACCTGGTAATAAACTTTACAAAGCCATACAAGAATACGGGTTATAGAACTTTACTTTTGAAATTCTTTTAGAATGTAATCGGGATGAATTAAACGAAAAAGAGAAATATTTTATCTCATTATATCAAGCCGATACATATGGATATAATGGAAATATCGGAGTAAATAAAAAATGATAATTAAAGTATTTTAGAGAAATCAAAATGGAAAAATTGAGTTTACTCAAGAAGAGTTAGAGAATCTTTTAAATGAGGTTTATTGGGATGGGTATAATGCTCATACTTGGACCTATACAACACCGACTCCAATAACTATACCAAAATATCAAATTACTACTGGCCCAACTCGTACTACTACTGATGTATTATTAGGAACAGAGGAAAATAAAAATGAAATTTGAAAAAACTAAAGTTATGAATTTTGAAGGGGCTTTTAGGGGACTACGTAATCCTCGTGAAAGTTGGGCAAAATCTGATAGTCAATTTGGAATTGCAGAATTAGAGTACTGCGACTATGATTATAAAATAGCAGCCGATTATATTAATGCAAATGAAAAATATGATTTTGATGAAGAGTACAACAAATGGGATGAAGCAAATGAAAAATATGCTGAGTGGTTAAGAGAAAATGGAGTTTTAAATTGCAATTATGACCATAATGCTGTTGAATATGCATATCTTGGTCCAAAAGATTTAAATTTAGCTCAACGAATGATTAAAGCAGGAACAAGTGATAGAAAATTTTTACGTCAAATTATGGTTTCTGTTGATATAACTGCCCCGTTATACTGGTGGAAAGAATTTGATACCTACAAAATAGGTACTACCGCCAACAGTACTTCTACAATGCACAAATTAGCATCTACTCCAATTACATTTGACTGTTTTGAAATGGATGATTTTGAAAATCTAAGAGTTTATGACAATGAACCGTATAATACAGATACTTTTATTACAGATATTTGGGATGATATTATCGGATATTGTGAAACTCTCAGATTAAGATATAATGAAACTAAAGATAAAAAATATTGGAAAGAATTAATTAGAGTACTTCCTGAAGCATGGTTACAAACTCGAACTGTAACTCTTAATTATGAAGTATTACGAAACATTTATTTCCAACGTCGTTATCATAAATTAACAGAATGGCATCAATTCTGTGAATGGATAGAGTCACTTCCTTATGGTAAAGAATTAATTACTTATGAAGGATGATTTGAAAAATTAAAAAAATTATTATATAATAAATTATAAGAATAAAATAAGAGGTAAAAAGAATGAAGAATACAACAAATAGAGAGATTTTGGAAGGTAGACTTTATGACTTTGATCTGTCAAAAAAGACAGTAAAAAATGAAGGATCTAAGTATTATGGTCAAGAATTTTGGTCAGGTACAATTCATATTGCAACTGATGAAGCAGGTTTAAATGTTATTCCTGTACATTATACATTCGTGCTTCCTACTTTTGGAAATGGAAAGCCCGATTCCAGATTTTCTGCTTTTGAAAAGATTACAACTGAGAATAAAGCATGGATAAGAGAGGGTGTTGGTAAGGAAAACGCAGAAAAAATTAGACTTACTCCATCTGGTGATTTGAATGATTTTTATATGGTAAATGATGATAGAGCCGTTTCTGCTCAGAGAAATGAGGGTGGTTTTATTACATTTATTAAAGAACTTGCTCCTGAAGGAACTCCAAGAAATAAGTTTACTTATGATATGATTATCAATGAGGTAACTGTTGTAGAACCTAAAGAAGGTACAGATGATGTTCTTCATGCAAAAATCCACGGAGTTATTTTCAACTTTAGAGGAGCAATTCTTCCTTGGGATTTGATTGCTTATAATCCAAAGGCAATTGATTATTTTGAAGGACTTGGAATTTCAAAGGCAGAACCTATTTATACTCAAGTATGGGGTAGCATTAAGAATACTACTATTAAAGTAGAAAAGGAAGTTGAAAATGCTTGGGGAGAACCTATGATTGAGTATTCTGAAAGAACTCGTAGAGAATGGGTTATTGAAGGAAGCAAGCCTCAGCTTTATGATTTTACAGAAGAGGATACCGCAGAACTTCAAAAGAAGATTGCTGACAGAAATATCCATCTTGAGGAAGTAAAGAGTGCAGCAATTGAGTATGCAAATAATCAGAAAACTGCCACTCAGTCTACCCCAACACCTAATAAAATGACAGGTCCATTATCTAGTATTCCTACAGGGGGCTTTGATTGGTAATTAACAGGCAAGCGGTTTATCCGCTTGCCCTTTTGACTATGAGTATGGAAAAAGAAAATAGTGAGGTATAAAAATGGCAATTGATTTAATGAAAATTTAGCCACATAAAGTAAGTAGAGATTTAAGTGGATATATTACATATCTTTATGGACCAGGTAAAATTGGTAAAACAACTTTTGGCTCACAAATGCCAAAACCGCTTCTTTTGGCTTTTGAAAAGGGATATAATGCAATTCCCAATATTTAGGCAGCAGATGTTTCTACCTGGTCTGAAATGAAACAAATTTTAAGACAGTTAAAAAGACCAGAAGTAAAATAGAGATACCAGTCTATTATAGTAGATACTATTGATATTGCTGCGGCCGCATGTTAGAAATATATTATAGACCAAAATAATGTAGATACATTAAACCAAATCCCTTATGGACAAGGTTGGGTTCAAGTAAAAAGAGAACTTGAAAGTACATTTAGAGCTGTAACACAACTTGGTTATGCGGTTTTATTTATTTCACATGATAAAGATAAAACTTTCAAAAGACAAGATGGAACTGAATATAATCAAATTGTACCAACTTTAAGTAATAGTTATAATGAAATTATTAAAAATATGGTTGATATATATGGTTATGCTCATCTTTTTATAAAAGAAGGTGTTCCAGGTAGAGCCTTAACTTTACGTTCTTTAGATGGAACAGTAGATTGCGGTTCTCGTTTTAGATATATGTAGCCTTAGATTAGCTTTTCATATAATTCTTTAGTAAATGCTTTAAATCAATCTATTGATAGAGAAGCTGAACATGCTGGTAAACAATTTATTACAGACGAAAGAAATACATCAACATCTTATGAAGAACTTGATTTTGATGCTTTATATAAAGAATGTTCAGAAATGTTAAAGTCTATTCCTCCAGAGAAGAAAGAATATTACCGTCCTAGAATTGAAGAAATTATCGGACGTAATCTTGGTAAAGGAAAAAAGATTTCACAAATTACAAGAAATCAAGTTGAACAGTTATCATTAATCGTATATGACTTGAGAGAACTTTTTGAAGAAGAAGTCAAGGAGTAATCCTTGACTTCTTATTTTTTTTATGATATAATATAATATATGAATAAAAAAGGAAAATTAAAATGATACCTGCAAAATGTGTAATTTGTGATAAAACCTTTGATAGAGAAAAAATTTCTTGTGTAAAAATAGGAAATAGATATGCACATGAAAAATGTACATTAGCTAATCCTAAAAAAACAAAAGAGCTATTTGACCGTGAAGATTTTTTTGCTTGTGTTAAAATCATTTATGGACCTAAATATGAATATCAAATGATAAATAGACAAGCAGAAAATTTTATTAAAACGTATGGATATACCTGGTATGGAATGACAAAAAGTTTACAATGGTTTTATTTTGTAAACAATGGTACAACAGAGAAAAGTAATGACGGAGTTGGTATTATTCCATACGTTTATGATAAAGCTAAAGAATATTATAAAGAAATTGATGCTACACAAAAGAAGAATGAAAAAATAGAGTTGCGGCAGCCGGTTATCGAGGTTAAAGCTAAATCTCCCCGAGCATGGAAGCAACCGCCGCGTATGTTTGATTGGGAGGAAGAATGAGTAAAATAAGATATGTAGATATTCCTGCTATTGTGCAGGTTATAGGGTGTGTTTATCGGAATCCTAATCTTATAGATGACGAAAGATATAGTTTTACAGCAGAAGATTTTACAGAAGATTTACATAAAGTTGTATTTGGAGCTATCTATAATCTTCATAATCTTGGTGTAGAAAAAATTACAACTTCAGTAATAGAAGACTATCTTCAACAAAAACCTAAGAAGATGGCAGTTTATAAAAATTATGATGGTACAGGTTATCTAGCAAAGGCTGTCGCAATTTGTCAACCGGATGCTTTTAATTATTATTATCATAAAATGAAAAAGATGACACTTCTTCGCATGTATAATGAAAGAGCTGGTCTTGATTTAGCATGGTTATATGATATAAATAATATATTCGATCAAAAGAAGAAACAACGTCAAGAGGAATGGTTAGATAATACTACCGAGGAGCAAATTGCTGAAACTATTGATAGTAAGATAGAAGATATAAAACTTAAATATCTTAATGGCGCTGTTGATGATATTATTCAGGCGGGCGTTGGTAGTGACGATCTTTTGGTCGAACTTCAAACAACTCCTGACGTAGGTTATCCTTTATATGGAAATCTAATCAATACTGTGTTTAGAGGGGCTAGACTTGGTAAATTTTATCTGCGGTCCGCAGCTACAAACGTTGGTAAATCCAGAGCTATGGTAGCAGATTGCTGTAACATAGCTTGTAATGAAATTTATGACCTAGAAAAAAAAGAATGGGTTCAGAATGGAAATACAGTTGAGCCTACTATATATGTTATGACAGAACAGATTTTTAGTGAAGTTCAAACTATGATGTGGGCTTTTTTATCTGGAGTCCCCGAAGATCATATTTTAACAAATAGATATGAAGGTGATGAGCTTGAAAGAATTAAACATGCTATTGAAGTAATTAAAAATAGTCCTTTATATTTAAAACAGTTACATGATTTCTCTCTACAAGATATTGAAAATGTAGTTAAACTTAGCGTTAGAAAATTTAATGTAAGATATTTCTTTCTTGATTATATCCATTCAAGCATGAAAATATTATCTGAAGTTAGTTCTAAAGCATCGGTTAAAAATTTAAGAGAAGATAATGTATTATTTATGATTAGTGTTCGTCTTAAAGATTTAGCTACTGATAATGGTATTTTTATTTTATCAAGTACACAGTTAAATGCTGATTATCAACACGCCGCAATTTATGATCAAAACCTGTTAAGAGGTGCTAAAGCTATTGCTGATAAGATTGATGCAGGCAGTATTATGTTACAGTTAAATCAGCAAGACCATGATAATATTGATGAACTTGTAAATCAAAAAGGATTGGAACAACCTAATTTAAAGATTTCAATTTATAAAAATAGACGAGGTAAATATAATCATATTCTACTTTGGTGTAAAGCAGATTTAGGTATTTGCAGAATTAATCCTATTTTTGCTACTGATTATAATTATCAGTTGATTGATATGGAAGATTTAAGGATTGTAATTGAAAAATGAATCAGAAAGAATACTTAGAAAATATTAAAAATGATTTAACGTTAGATCAAATATATCAATTACTTGTTGACCTGGGCGGAGAACCACAAATAATTAATAGTTCTTATATCATCTCAAGGACTATATGCCACAACCCTCCAGGTCAAGGTTCATTTAAATTATATTATTATGATAATACAAAACTTTTTCGATGTTATACCGAATGTAATGATGCTTTTGATATATTTCAATTAATATTAAAAGTAAAACATCTGAGTAAAAGTGGAATTACATACTGGGCAAAAGGTGGAGAATTAAAGACTAGACCTTGGGATTTACCAGATACTCTACACTACATTCTTACCTATTATGGCATCGAAGAAGAAAATGAAAATTTTTCAGAAGAACGATTAGAACTTCCTGATGAGAAATATGTATTTGAAAAATTAAGAAAACAATCAATTAAAACAAATAAACAGCAAACAGTTTCCTTTGAAAAATATGATGATTCTTTTTTGAAAAACTTTCCTAGACCAAGAATTTTACCTTGGGAAAGAGAAGGTATAACAAAAGAAAGCATGGATACTCATGGTATTTGTTATGATCCAATTAATCAAGGAATTGTTATTCCCCATTATAATATCAATAATCAACTTATTGGAATCAGAGAAAGAACTTTAATAAAAGAAAATGAAGCTAAAGGAAAATATAGACCTGCTATTATTTCAGGGAAAATGTACAATCATCCTTTAAGTTTTAATTTATATAATATCAATTTCTCAAAAGAAAATATTAAAAGAATGAAAAAGGTTATTATATTTGAAGGTGAAAAATCTTGTCTTTTATTTAGTAGTTTTTTTGGGGTTGAGAATGATATTAGTGTAGCAGTATGTGGAAGTAATTTAATTAATTATCAAGTTGAAATGTTAAAATCTCTTGGAGTAGAAGAAATTATTATAGCTTTCGATAAACAATATCAAGAGTATGGAGACGAAGAATATTTTAAATGGGAAGAAAAATTAATTAATATATATAAAAAATACGGAGGATTCATCCAAATTAGATTTATATTAGATACTGGAAAATTATTAGGATATAAAGATTCTCCGATTGATAAAGGACCAGATATTTTTCTTGAATTATTTAACAATAGAAAGGAAATAAAAAATGATTTTTGAAAATACACATAAACTTATTGAAGAATTAAAAAACCGCTTTGATAATCAAGAAGATAGGATTAAATACTTAGAAGAACAAAACAAAAAAATTCAAGAAGAAAACTGGGCAGAAGAAAAATATCAAAAGATGCAGAGTAGATATGAAGCAATGCAGAGAGATTATTACAGAGGTTTTCCTATCTCCGAAGAAGAAGAAAAAAAAATTAAAGCTTGGCAAGAAAAGCATGATATTGAAAAACATCATGCAGATACTTTGGAAAAAAGACTTGGACTCGAAGGAGTTATTGGAGGAAGATTTAAATACATTTTTACTCCTACCTCCATTGGAATCGCAGGATGTATTCAATGTAGTTGTGGTGAAAAGTTTTATTTTCAAGACTTTGATTTTTAACATATCTAGTATAAGAGTTGTCTACTTGACAACTCTTATTTTTTTTATTATAATATAAAAAACAAGAAATTGAAAGAAGGTATAACTATGAGATATTAGCTAATTAAACCTATAAATGAAAATTATTCAGTTACATAGCAAATCTTAACAAATAGAAATATTCCAATTAATAAAATTAATAATTATTTATTTACAAGTGATGCGGACGTTGCTCCTCCTGAAGCTTTAGGCTAGGATAAACTTCGACAAGCAGCCGCCGCATTAATTTCAACCATTTCAAATAAAGGTATTGCATTATTAGTAATTGATAGTGATTGTGATGGTTTTACCAGTTCTGCAATCTTACTAAATTATTTACATGACTTTTTCCCTACTTGGGTATAGCATAATATAGATTATTATCTTCATTAGGGAAAACAGCATGGATTAGCAGATGTCCGCCACCTAGATAAAGAATATGACTTACTTATTGTACCTGATGCAGGTTCTAATGATGTAAATTAGTGCTAGGCCTTTTCTAAATATGGCAGTAAAATAATTGTATTAGATCACCACTTATGTGATGTAAAAAACGATCACGCCATTGTTATTAATAATCAGCTTTCAAATTATCCAAATAAAGATTTTTCGGGAGCAGGAGTTGTTTGGCAGTTTTGTAGATATTTAGATAAACTTTTAAAAGTATCTAATGCAGATAATTATTTAGATTTAGTTGCTCTTGGGAACTGCGCTGATATGATGTCTATGACTTCTATTGAAACGAAGCACATTATTAATAAAGGTTTCCAAAATCTTAAAAACCCTTTCTTTGCTTCTCTTGCTAAGAAAAATGAGTATTCTATGAAAAATAAAGTTAATCATATGAGTGTAGCTTTCTATGTAGCCCCTTATGTAAATGCTATATGTAGAAGTGGAACAATAGAATAGAAAGCATTAGTATTTAAGTCAATGTTAAAATATTAGGCTTTTAAAGAAGTTTTATCTACTAAACGAGGACATTTACTTGGATAGAAAGAACAGTTAGTTGAACAAGCGATGCGAGTTGTTACTAATGTAAAAAATAGACAAACAAAAGCACAAGATGCTGGATTAGCTACAATAGAAAGTATGATAAAACAGAAAGGATTATTAAATCATAAAGTTCTTTTATTCTTGTTAGAGCCTGGCCAAGTAGATCGAAATATAGCAGGTTTAATTGCTAATAAGATTATGGCAAAGTACCAAAGACCTGTATGTTTATTAACAAAAGTAACAGAGTTCAATTAGGATACTCCTCCTTGGGAAGAAAGCAATGAATAGGGAATTGTTTCTTATCAAGGTTCTGCTAGAGGATGTTAGAAAGTTGGAGTTACTGATTTTAAAAGTATATGTGCGGCCACCGGTGTAACGATGTATTAGACTGGTCACCCTAATGCATTTGGATTAGGTATATTAGAATAGAATATTCCAGCTTTTATCGAGAAAACCGATGCCGCATTAGTTGATATGCAAGATGAAGCTGTTTATTATGTTGATTATATTTATGATGGAGATAATATTCAACCTATTGATATTTTAACTATTGCAGATATGTAGGATTTATGGGGTAAAGATATTGATGAACCTTATCTTTGTATAAAAGGAATTTGTATCAATTCCGATATGGTAACAGTATATAAGAAAAAAGATAATACACTTAAAATAACTTTATCTAATGGAATAAGTTTGATGAAATTTAAAGCTACTGATGAGTAGTGTGAAATGTTATAGAATAGTGATGGATATTATACTTTAGATATTATCGGAAGGGCAAATAAAAATGAATGGATGGGTCATGTGACTGCTCAGATATTTATTTAGGATTATGAGATTATTGATTATGAAGAAGGATGGTTTTAATCATATCGAGGTTGACATATGTTATTAATCTATTGGCGCGCAGAGGGCCGTGTTTCGGATTGAATTTGGCTTTTGGCCTTTTTCAATCCGAATTTGACTTTTTGAGATTTTTATGGTATAATTATAATATACGAAAAAAGGAGTTGAGAAACTATGATATTAACGTTAAAACAAGAACAGGGATTAAAAGAGTGCATTGAAAAATATAAGAATAGAGAAAAATATTGTGTAATCTCAGGTTATGCGGGCGCCGGTAAGTCAACATTAGTCAAGGTTATTATAGAGAATCTTCCTGGAATTGACCCTGAGCGAGATGTAGTCTATGCTTGTTACACAGGCAAAGCCGCACAAGTCCTTTTAAAAAAGGGAAATAGAAATGTAATAACTCTTCATAAACTTCTTTATGAAAGTATACCTAGGCCTGATGGTACATTTGCCCGAATCCCGCGAGATGAAATTGATTATAGAGTAGTAGTAGTAGATGAAGTTTCTATGGCTCCAAGAACTTTGATGGAACTTCTTTTTAAACATAGCTGTTTTATTATTTGTTTAGGTGACCCTTTCCAGCTTCCTCCTGTAGATAAAGACCAGGATAATGGTTTACTTGCTCATCCTCATGTATTCTTAGATGAGATTATGCGGCAAGCATTAGATTCCAATATTATTCGTCTTTCCATGAAGATAAGAAATCAGGATAAAATTGAATACGGAAAAGATAGTGATGCTATTGTAATGCCATATGAAAAACTTAGTACTGGAGTACTTACATGGGGAGACCAAATCTTAGTTGGAACTAACAAAGCAAGAATTAATATTAATCAAACTCTTCGTGGTATGCAAGGTAGAGGATCTGAACCAGAAGAAGGTGAGAAGGTTATTTGTCTAAGAAATTATTGGGATAATTTAGCAGATAATGGCGATCCTCTTGTAAATGGAACTGTTGGTCATATTTCTAATTTATACACTTCTTATAATAAAATCCCTCCTTATTGTGGTGGACAGACTGTTCCAGTATTATATGCTGATTTTATATCTGATAGTGATGCAGATTTTGGCACTTTAAATATGGATAAACATCAGATTATAACCGGTGAAAGAAGTCTTGATGCAAGAACTATTTATAAATTAAATTCAAGACGTCCTACTCAACATCTTGTTCCTATGGAATTTACCTATGCGTATGCCATTACGACTCATAAAGCACAAGGTAGCGAGTGGGATAAGATTGTAGTATTAGAAGAAGGTTTCCCTTTTGCTCGTGAGGAACATGCAAGATGGTTATATACAGCTGTTACAAGAGCAAGTGAACAATTGGTATTAGTGAGGTAATAAATATGGAATATATTCAAACTAAATTTTGTAAAGGAACTTTTATTCTTGAAAAACATATTAATTTAAATAATTTTTTAAATCAAGACGAACAAAAAAGATTTTATGATTTAAAAAATACTGATGAAAATGAAATGTCTGATAAAGATTTTGAATGGTATGAAGATACTTTAAATAGAATTAAAGAAGAGTCTGATTTTGTTGAATCAGAAATAGTTTCTTATGAAGTTGATGATTGGGAAGAATATGAAGATGAAAATCAAATCATTAAATAAAATATATACAAGTTATTTTTATCAAATCCGTAACTTCAAACAAAATATGATACCTATTTCAACAGCAATGTATGATCCTTTTTGGTATCAACC